AGAATCGTGGGGTGAGGTGCTGGTGGAGGTGTCTAACCCTCGTGTAGAGGTGCGGATCACCACGACGGGTGTGGCGATCCGCCCGAAAACCGAGGAACAGCGTTTGTGGCTGAGTACCGCTGACGCGAAGTTCCTGGCGACGGTGGTCAATAACCGGCCGGGATTGGTGAGTAATACGTGGTTTACCAAGGGGGGTGAATGATGTCCAGCTAGTCTGAGCTTTTGATATTGGGAGATATTCCTGTACCACGGAAAACTCGGGTTGATTCTGGATCTACGCGCCGGTCAATTTCATTGAGAAGTTGTTTGTTCGTGGCTAAGCCCAGGGCTGTTTCAATTCCCGTCCCGTCCAAGTCAAGCGGTGTAATGTGTCCTGTTTTTACTAGTGCGTCTCCAGCTTTGAGGTTGTAGGCGTGCGCGATGGCGATGACGTTATCGGCCGTAAGCCGGCCTTTTGCCAGTTGCCGTAAGACGGTTGTGTGCGCAAGTCCGGCTTTTTGGGCGGCCACGGTTGGGGTAAGGCCTTCTTTGATACTGCGAATCCATTGCTCATGATCCATATGTCCATTATGCAAGTGCTTTTTGCACGTGTCAAGAAGTGGACTTTTGAAAAATTTTCAACAATCACTTGCAAAACAATCTCGATGAGTGCATAATGTACCCATGAAGAGCGAAACGAACTAAAAGAAAGGGTAGGTGAAATGGAATTACGACTCAAAGCCGGTGTGATCGAACAGATCATGACAGACCGGAGACTGGAAACAAACGAACAAGTTGCCGCAATCCTTGGTGTTAACCTGCAAGAACTTGAGCTTATGAGAACGGGCGCACCAATCAGCCGTGCAATGGCTCTCCACGTAGCAACTATCCAAGGAACAAATTTTGACCTATCTCCATGGGTCGAATGGGTAACCCCGGAATCTGCTGCCCCTGCTGCGTGATTTGCGCTGGGGCGTCGTAAAGCAAGAGGAAAGAAGAAAAGGAGTTGATTGTGATGGGTGAAAATATTGATCTGGAGGGGGTGAATGATGTCAGCGTTTTTCAATGGTTCCGTAGTTGTCGCCGTGGCTGAGCGTGTACGGGATGACGCTATCGCGGTCTATCCCGGTTGGTGTTCTCCAAGTGATGTGGAAGTCAAGGATAGTGGTGACGGTTTTCCCCTTTTTCCCAGCGATAACCGTATTGCGGCGGACAACGCCCTTTATGCTAGGGTGACTGGCTACCTCATCGAAATGTTCTTGAAGCACGCCGCTGATGTCGAAACTAATCTCATCAAAACCGGCCACTTCCTTACGGAAACAGTGCGCTACGGGCGTGCCTTCACGCTTGACGAAGATGGCAGCGTTAAAAGCATCATGGGGGCTGCTATTCCTGATGGTGACCGTTCTGCTGCTGTCATCAGTTTGGATTTGCCAGTCGTAGATGAGATTGTCCGTGGTTGCTGCGAGCGCCCGATCGCTGATCGTGTTCGCGTCTTCAGCCAGCTTGTTCGCTTTTTCCGAGATGCGGTTGGCTTCCATAGCAGTGTCGAGGCTTTCCCGAGCGGTTTTGTTAGCGGTTTCGGCAAGGCTATTGGCCTTCTTACTGATGCGATTCGCGTGTGCCGCGAGCAGCAGGCCGCCGGCCCCGGTGGCGGCTCCGATGATCCCAAGGATGATTGATGAATCCACGTGGCCTATTGAAGCAGACGGGGCGAATTGTCGTAAAACGAAACGGGGTTTTGTGATGTCACGTTATATGTCAACTCGGGAAGCGGCGGAGTATCTGCGGATTTCAACCAGAACTTTGCAGCGCTATGCCAGGGAAGGGCGACTGTCTCGGATCCGCCTTTCTCGGCAGAAAATCCTGTACATCCGTGCGGAGGTAGAGGACTTGGTGGAGCGCAACACCTATCGCATCTAGGCCCCAGGTAGAGTCCTGGCCCCGCCGCCGGCGGGTTATCCGGCACCAGGCCCATGAAATGGCCGCATCCAGTCCGGGCTTCATATGGATGCTGCTGGTTCGAATCCAGCCATGGGCACCAAGCACCACGAGGTGTGGTGCGTAAACCTTCAAGAGAAAGGAATAAGTGATGATGAGTAGTGCAGATTTGGGGGCTGGTGTGGTGAGCGTGCCTTTGGGGTGTGACGGTTCGCTGGTGCAGATTCACCTGCATGTTCACGCGGACGCCGATCAGGATTGCACGATCGACATCGACTTGGTGCCCACGGGTGAAGGGATTCAGGTTCGGCTGCGGGGTGCGCAGTCGCTGGATGATGGCGTTTTGGGTGCGGTGACTGATGAGTCGATTGCTGATGCTACTGCTGTTTCAGACGTGGATGACCCGATTGATATTGATGTGGATGATCTCCTGAAGCGTTGGGATGGCGAGGGTGATGGCGATGATGGTGGTGCTGCCGCGGGGGAAGCCGCCCAGGGTGATTCGTATCCTGCTCCGAAGCCGTTACCGCAGGATGATGATACGCACGTGTATCTGGGCAAGTTGTTCGATTGGACCGTGGCCACTCGTGTGGATGATGCGGTGGTGTTCACTCGTGGGGAGCGCGAGCTGCTCCGGGTGCCTGAAAAGCGGTTTGCGGAAATGCGTGGGTTGTTTATCCCGGAGGGCACCGGTCTTATCACGGTCACGATTGGTTGTTCCCGGATCGTCCGTGAGGGTCAAGCTGCGCACATTTTCGATGGTGATACCTATTTCACGCGGATCCCTGGCGACAAGTTCGAGGCGATGACGCAGCTGTTCACGTAGCCGCCGGCTCCACAAACCCCCTTGATAACTTTGGCCCCCCGCTGGGGAAGGCGGGGGACTGCATAAAACACATTCCCAAGACCAGAGAAAGGAAAGGAAAATGTCCTGGAAACGTATTGGCCAGTCTAACACCTACGAGGCCCACCTGGCGCATAAGTCGCTACGCCGTCACGCTGCGGGGAAGGAAGTGACCGCTGCTGGGCGGCGGGCGATGCTGAACATGGGCTACATCGACGAAGACGGTGCGATCACTGTGATCGGCAAGCATGTGCTCCGCGGCGGCGACTAACAACCATCGCTGTGGCGCAATTGAAATGAAAGAAGGAAAAATTATGAACCATTTGCAATTGAAGCTGCGGATCCGGTTTCGGCCGGGTGTGGAGCGAATCGGTGTTTTCGGTGCTTTCACCGGCCAGTCGTACCCTGATTTGTGGGAAGTGCTGTGGGGCGGGGAGTTGATCGCGTCGTTCCGTAGCTGGGGTGACGCGGTGGCTTACGCCCACATGAAACTTGCCGCGGCCCAACAAGAACGATATATGGCGTTAGTGCGGACCGCTACTCGGCCGCCCCGCAGGTTGGCGCTGGAGGCTGCATAATGACGAATCTTAATTATCTTGAGGCGGATGCGGCGTTGATCGTTGCTTGTCTGCCTGAGGAGATCGACGACGAAATCACCAAGGAACAGTTGCCACTGTTCTACAACTATGCGTTGCTGATGCGTGCGAAGGGTGTCGATACGCAGCTGGAGGATGTGCATGATGCGTGGGCGGCTTGGGCTTCTGCTGCCCGGCCGGACCACCCCGCGCTGGTGCCTTTTGAGGAGCTCACGCCTGAGATTCAGGTCCTGGATCAGCCTTTCCTTGATGCTATCCGGGAGGCCGCGTTGGTTCGAAAGGAAGGCGTAACGGTATGGCTGCGCCAAGATTAGATCAGGAGCTATTGCAAAGCCTCAACGGTGCCTGGAGCGGTATGGAGCGCACTATGGCGTGGCAGCAGGACATGATCAAAAAGCTGATGGACCGCTCGTCATCGTTGGATGCGCTGCATAAGGCGGTGGATGCTACGGACCGGATCAATAAGCTGCACACTGAGCTGAGCCGGGTGAATAAAGACAGGCAGGCGTTGCGCATCGAAAATCGCCAGCTGGAGCAGCAGTTGGCCGATGCGATGCATTCCCGTGATTGGGATGAGCTGAGTGGGCTTGCAGAAAAAGCTCGGGAGAAAGTTCTGGAAGTGGCGGATTTGGTGGCGGGGTCCGGTGCCGCAGCGACTTCGGCACCAGCATTGACCGAGTTGATTACCCGGATGGGTGCGGTGACCGCGAAGCTGCGGGAGATCACCGGGGCTAGCGCTGTGGCTGCTGGTTCCGATGCTGAATCGGGGAGCGATCATGCCTGAGAAGATGCCAGCACGGTCGAAGATCATTGTTGATGTTCGGGAGTTACAGCGTGCTATCCGCGCGGTGGTCGGGGTGACGGAGCGGAAGCCGGAAATCTATGATGTGGTGCGTCTTATCACCCAAAGCGGTAGCCTGCTGGTAGTTGCTGCGAATCCCCAGCATGTGGTTCAGGCCTATGTGGGCGCTTATTTCGATGATGTGGAAGAGGCTCACCGGGTGGTAGAGATCACCACGGCTAGCGCCAAGCTTTTCTTAAAGCTCAAGCCGGATAAGGAAGAAGACGACGCAAGGGCTGCTATCTTCATCCGTGACGAGGAAGTCCAACTTCAGGACCTTTCCGGCACCTGCGGTGACCTAACAGAAGTGACCGCGGCGCGGGCTGATTCTGCGTTCACCACAGATGTGGCGCAGCTGTTCGACCGGGTGCGTGCTGAGGCCAAGGTTTGCTCAAACGACCGCGTCGGGGATGTGGGGCCAACCATGTTCACTGCCGCCCAGGCCACCGCCCTGGGTGCTGCAGCGGCCCAGTTTGATACAGATATCACCCCGGTGCCGCTCACACCCCAACGCCACTGCGCCAGGGTGTATGTCGCACTGAAGGATATGTTCGAGTCGTATTCCTTCGTGCCCGCTGACCGCGGCGTGCAGGAGCCCCTCCCAGGGCTCCCCGGCGCGGCCCCGGAGGGGTGTAACGTTGGAGCGGATGCTGCCGGTGATGTGGTGCGTGATGGTGATGGGTTCGAGTACGACACGGTGATTGATGGGGCGAAGCCCCAGAAAGCGCGGGTGCGGTTAGCGCGCTCGAATCCCACGGGTGGTGCGGTATGACTGGTGGGATGTTGCCGTGTGGTGGTGATGCCGAGCTGGGTATCTGCCAGCAGCGTGATATGCAGGCAACCCCGGATGCGCCGAGCCTGTGGGACCCATCGGCCCCGGGTGAGCCGGTGGCGCGTATGCGGAAGCGCCACCAGCAGGCCAAACTCTTATGCGCGCAGTGCCCGTTGCTTGAGGCTTGTGAGCGGATGCTATCGGACTGCGAGTGGCGTGGGGTGCAGGTTGCCGGGGTGGTGGCCGGACGTTATTCGGATCGCCCCCAACCGCTAACCAGTAGCGACCCCTATCAGCTGTGCTGCCGGTGGTGTGGTGGGCCTATGGACCCGCAGGCTCTAGTGGCGGCTCATGCGCGGAAGAGGTGCTGTCATACACCGTACCAATATAAACAGCGCCATATGGGAGAAGGGCTTTGTCACCGCTGCTATCAGGGACACTCAAGGGCGGCTCGTGCCGCTAGGAAAGCGCAACCCGTGCGTCGCACTCGGCGTCGTCGGGTGAGTGCGCGTAAACCCGCTGCCTAGGCGCAGCACAATAGGGGCGCGCGTGATGGTTTGTATTGCGCGCGTTTATATTTTTGAGATTTAAAAAGAAAGGTGAAGAAATTATGCCTTGGCTCCGTATGGGAGACACTCTTATTACCCACCCGCTTATGATTCGACTGCTGGAAGTATGTAAGGGGAATCACCAGCTGAAGAACGAAGCCATCGGTGCGCTAGCGCAACTGGCAATCATCGCGGCAGCGCACATGACAGATTACTGGATTGGGTATGGGTCGCTCTATCAGGTCGCGCCGGGGAGAGAAGATATCATGCTGGAGATGCTGTGCGGTGCGGGGTTACTTTTCCAGGAGGAAGGCCCTGAGGGGTATCCGGCGCTTCGTTTGGTTGATGACCGGGAGCTTTTCCACATGCGATCGAGGGAAGAAGTTGAGTTGGACCGGCGTCGCAATCGGGATAAGCACAATGTTGATTTGCTGATGAAGGTGCGGATTCGTGATGGGGATCAGTGCCGGTGGTGTGGGGGAAGTGTGGATTGGCGTGATCGGAGGAGTGGCCGGCGGGGTACTTATGATTCGCTTAACGGTCACCGGGATTCGACGCCGGAAACACTCGTAGTTGCTTGTTATTCGTGTAACAGTGCTCGTGGCGCGGGTGAAGTTAAGGAGCTTCGGGACCCACCCACGCCTGAGGAAGTGCACTACAACAGGCACACCATTGCTTTCATTAATGAGTCGCGGTACGCGAAAGACCACGGCATTCATGTAGTTTCTAAGGACGAGCGCAAGCAGCAGGCACAGCAGCGGCAAGAGCAAGATCAGGCTAGCCAGCGATCCCGGCGCGCTAAGCGGCAATCCCCAGCGCAAAGTAAGGTTGCCCGGGTGGATGAGCCTAAGCCCGCCAGGCGTCATGATGCGGCATCGCAGGTGACTAGTGCGGCTGCCGGTCCTGTACAGGGGTTTGATGATCCGCTAGAGGCAGCACCTGATTGGGTTTCCGGGGATGAGCCACCGGCTGGGTGGGTGCCGTCGGGGATGATGGATTTCGCGGATGACCCCGAAGACAGTAATGATATGGGCGCGTCGCCGACTGCCGCGGAAGCGGCAGTAATGGGAGAGAAGAACCCTCCGGGGCCGCCTTTGGAAGAGCGGAGGCGGAATGGTAACGCGCTGGGCATGCCGAGTGGGAATCATGACAGTCAGCCGGGTAAGTCGCGGCGTCGTGGCCGGCGGTGGCGTAAGCGTGGGAAGCGGAAGTAAGAGTAAGAATTGATGGTTTGAGCGTTCAAGAAAGGTAGGTGGTATAGGAGGCGTTGCCTATTGTTACCCGCTTCAGCAGGGCTGGGGCGGGTAGTTGGCGTGCTTGCGGTCAGGTGGGTTGGTGTTTAGCCATGCGGTGGCCATGGGCGAAAGTGCGCCGCGGCTGTTGTTGGGCGTCTTCTTGTTAGCCGCGATAAAGATAAAGCGGAGGCCGCTTGCAAGCAAACGGCCTCGGATGCTCCTTCCACGCATGGTGGACGAGCTGCTTTTAGGATAGGAAGCTTGAACAAATTTTGCCAATTGTGGTGCATATGTGCACCTAGAAGGGTTCCCGGGTTTTCTTTTGCCCCATTTTATAACGAAATGGTAAAACCTGGTCCGAATCTGGTCCAGACCTAGATCAAGACCAGGAAGATAGGGTGACGGATCTGGGTTTGCCGGGTCGGGTCGGGGTTGGGTCGTTAGGTGACAGGAGCGGTGAGTAGACTGCAAATCTATTGCGGGATGACCTAATTTAAAAGAGAGGAAGGATTGAAGGTGGATGATTATCTGCTTCATGAGTTAGGGAAGGGCTTGTACTCACTGGAACGTAATGGTGCCGGGTTGGAGGAACTCCTTACCTTTCACCGGGGCAGTAGTACCACTGATACCCCGGGGCGCGCGGTGTGTTGCTCAAAGCCTCCGGTGAACCTGACGGTTTTGGATTTGTTGGTTCAGACAGAATGCCTGTTGGGATTCTGGGCATCGGAGGTGTTGGCGTGTGGTGATGGTGCCATGGGCCCGGTGCCTGAGGGGATTACGGCTACTGCTGCGTGGTTGCAGCGGTATCTGGATGTGGTAGATGGTGCGCCGTGGGGTGAGATGATGGCGGAAGAAGTGATTGCCCAGGCGCGTATGGTGTCGTCTGTGGTGGAGCCCGACAGTGGAGGAGAGGAACCAATCCCACCGGAGTGGGCGACGTGCCAGGTAGCAGCTTCGTGGGCTAAGCAGGCTGGAGTGTCGGTGTCGCGCACAACCGTGTACCGATGGGCGCAGGCCGGGAAAGTGGCCACTACAAAGGACGATGATGGCGGCATGTTGGTGCGGCTCGGTGATGTGCTGGCGCGTGCCGGGGCGATGCGTGGTGCGGTATCCTTTGGTGTGGGACACGCAGTAGTGTAAACTATCGTTCGGAACCCCTGGGTGGAAAGCCTAGGGGTTTAGTCATGCATAGGGTTGGGGAGGAGGGGATCATGGGATTAGAAGGTATGGATACAATCCAGCAGGAGATTGACCGTCGCTTCCGGTATCACGAAGGCACCGACGATCAGTGCGAAGACTGCATCAAAGTAAGGGCAAGCATGCAGGCGGCGGCGCATCGTGTGGTGGCGATCGCACCGGACTGCCGGGAGCGTGAGCTAGCCATCACGCACCTAGAACAGGCACTGTCATGGGCGATTGCTGCCATTGTTCGCCCGTCGCAAGATGGCGTGGCGTAACGGTGCGACGCGCACAACCGCGGCTGAGTGGAAACGCCTACGCGGATTAGCGAAACGGCACCTTCCTTACTGGTGCACCCAGTGCGGCGCCGAACCGCTGACAGGACGAGGCGGCCTAGAGTTGGACCATATCGTCCCGGTCGCTGAGGGCGGCACCGATGGGCTCGATAACCTCCAGTGGTTATGCCCGTCGTGCCATGCGGAAAAGTCCCGGCGCGAAGCAGCGCGGGGGATCAGTAGGCGTGTAGCACGCCGCCGGCTGTATGACAGGTTTGCTACCCGCCATCCTGGCCTGAAATAAGGTGACCTATGCCACGTGGGGTGGGGGGTACCCCGCCGTCGGCCGGTCCCAGGTACGGCACACATACGGCCCCGGCCCGTGTACGGGTTTCAGGGTTTTTGCTGGTCAGGATAGTTTTCTTGGTTTTGGGTGTTGGTTGGCGGTGCGCATTAGGGCTGTGACCTGCGGTTTTACATTATGGTGTAGGTCACTATTTCCTTGGCTACCTACCCCCTTAGTCATTGGTAGCCGGAAATGGTAAATATGCCAAGCTGGGAATGGGTATATCGTAACGCTTGTGGTAAAATGCAGATTATGAGATTGGCATGTGCGGTGTGCGAAGCCCGGCTGGAGATCCCCACCAGGGGACGCTCCCCGCGGTTTTGCTCTTCCGCATGCAGGCAGAAGGCCTACCGCAGGCGTCGGCGTGAGCAGTTGCCGGCCCGGATGCGTGAGCTGCCCCGGTGGACGGCTGCTGATGGCAAGCGGCCCATCACAGTCGCTGGCTCTCCTGCGTCAACCACCAAGCCAGAAACTTGGACTACCCACGCTGAGGTGCAGGATGGTCCGCACGGCGTCATGCTGGGCGGCGGCCTGGCCTGTATCGACCTTGACCACTGCATCAGCCGCCGCGGCAAGGTAGTCGCCTGGGCGGTCGAGATTATTCGGGCGGTGCCCGGTGCCGTGGTGGAGCGTTCGGTTTCTCGTCGGGGTCTGCATATTTTCGGGCTGCTCCCGGAGGGGCCTGGGCGTCGGCGTGGCTGCGTGGAGATTTATTCCCGAGCCCGATTCATCCGCACGACGGAGGATATTTACCGCATGGGCGGTCTTGTTGATCTGGCCCCTGCGGTGCGAGTAGCTGCCGCGTTGCAGCGGGAGGGGCGTATCCCCGAACGGTAAGTGAACAGGAGGTGGTTGGTCATGGTGCGTGGCCCAGTACCGAAGCGTAGCGATCAGAGACGCCGGCGGAATAAATCGGCGGCTGATGCTCCCGCTGTGGTGGTGGCCATGGGGCAGCAGGTGGTGAAACCGCCCACAGAGGACCGGGCGTGGCACCCGTATGCCAAGGACTGGTTTAGGGCGTTGAAGCGGTCCGGCCAGTCGCAGTTCTATCAGGAAAGCGATTGGCGTGAAGCAAAGCTAGTGGCCTGGCTTATCACCCAAGAATTAAGCTCTCCGACCGGTGCCCGTGCTGGGATGATGGATGTGATCTTCTCCCGCGCTGACGCCCTGATGACCACCGAGGGGGCGCGCCGCCGGCTGCGCGTAGAGCTCATCACCCCGAAGGTAACGGATGAGGCGAAGGAGGCCACCGTGTCGATCATGGAACAGTATCGGGCTGATCTAGCATGATGATTCCCCCGGAGGAACGCCTCGACACGCTTCCCCCGGGGGTTCCCGATTTAACGCTCGGCTGGGAAGCGTTGGCATGGGCCGCTAAATATTTGAAGCACCCGAATGGGATTCGCGCCGGGTTGCCGTGGAAATTCACTAACCGTCAGGCCAGGTTCGTTTTGTGGTTTTACGCGGTTGGCCCAGATGGAAAATGGTTGTTCTACAATGCGTTCCGTCGTCTAGCTAAAGGATCCGGCAAGTCGCCGTTCGCTGCCGCCATGGCGCTCATTGAGCTGCTTGCCCCCGTCAGGCTGGAAAGGTTTGATCCGCAAGTGCTCGGCGGCTGCATTGGTAAGCCCGTGGCGATGCCGTGGGTGCAAATAGCCGCGGTTTCTGAGGCGCAAACAGACAACACGATGAGACATATCAGGGCGATGGCTAATAAGAAGACAGCGATCGAGCTGCACCGCGATTACGATATCGACCCCGGCATCACGAAGATCAATGTTTTCCCCGAAGGCAAATTAGAGGTCATCACATCATCTGCGACTACCCAGGAGGGCGCGGAGGCAACATTCATTATTGGCGACGAGTTAGAACACTGGACCCCAGCTAAAGGCGGCGGTGAGCTATACAACACCTTGGTGGATAACTTAACTAAATCCGGTTCCCGTATGCTAGGCACCCTGAATGCTTGGAAGCCGGGGAAAAACACCGTGGGGGAGCACACGTTTCTCGACTGGTGCAACCAAGAGAAAGGCCTATCCAAGAATGAAAAACAGATCCTCATGGATATCATCCAAGCCCCGCCAGAAACCAACCTAGCCGATGCGGCATCGCTTCGCGCCGGGTTGGAGTTCGTGTATGGGGACTGCCCATGGGTTGATATCGACGCCATCATGACCAGGGTTTGGACGCACAGTGCTAAACCGGATGACTCGAAACGTAAGTACCTGAACTGGCCAGTAGCGTCTGTTGATGCGTGGATTGACCCCAAGGACTTGGCGCTCATGGCCATGCCGGATATCCAGGTGGAGCCTGGCGAAGAGATCGTCATGTTCTTTGATGGATCGCTCACCCGCGACACGACAGCCCTGGTGGGGTGCCGAGTTTCCGACGGGCATGTGTTCCTGATTGGGGCGTGGGATCCCGGTAACAGCCATGCATCTCAAGCAGAGAAGAAAACCATTGATGTTGAAGCAGTCACCGCCCGTGTCGCCCAGGCGTTTGACACGTGGACCGTGAAAGCGTTCTTCGCTGACGTGCGTGAATGGGAATCCTTCACGAAGATTACGTGGCCAGAATGCTACAAAGACCAACTAGCACTGTGGGCGGTGCCGTCTGGGGCAAACCCAGAGCCAATCGCCTGGGACATGCGCAGTAAAAGCTTTGATTTCACCCGGGCATGCGAACTAACAGAACGAGAAATCATTGAGCACGGATTCACCTACGACGGCTCCATAATCCTCACAGACCACCTACGGAACTGCTACCGTGCAGAAAACCGCTACGGGATATCCGTGCGGAAAGAATCCCCAACCTCAGCGAAAAAGATTGATGCAGCGGTTTGCCTCATCGGGGCACGCATGGTGCGCCGAAAATGGTTGGATAACCAACCAGATACCCACTATGACGGAAGGGCGGTGTTTGTGTAATGAAAATGTCGAACCGGGCGGTACTTGATGGTGTGCGAGGCCTCCTGTCCCAACACGCATACGAATACGCCAGGAACAACAAGATTCATATGGCGATGCTGCCCTGGACCCGGAAATACGCGGCCGGCCGGTTCACGGTCCTAAACGAGAAGTCGACACCAGGCGGCAGGTATGCCCGCCACATCCAGATCGCCCAAGACTCCCAAGTCCCATTCCTCCCTCTAGTGCTGGATACATTCGCCCAGTCGATGAAGATCGAAAACTATTTCAGCGGCAACTACGAGCAATCCCCACTGTGGGAGCACTGGCAACGCAACGCGATGGATGCTGCCCAAACCGGAATCACCCGGGCGGCCCTCAAATACGGCACATCCTATGCCGTAGTCGACCGGGGCACTTTCCCCGGCCAAGCATCCGCACCGCTTATCACTGGGGTTTCTCCCCGCATGATGACCGCCTACTACGGGGAATCAAGAGCCTGGCCAGGCGAATACGGGCTCACTTCAGAATGGCCCATTCTCGCCCTAGAAATCCGGGGGGCTAGGATGCGGCTCATAGACGAAAACTACATCTACTACATTGGGGCACGTCACGCACCCAAGAACCCAGCGGAATGGGTTTCCGAAACGTGGAACAACACCATCAACCTCCAGATCATCGAGGCCCGCCCTCACGGCGCTGGGGTGCCACCAGTCGTCCGCTTCCGGGACCGCTGGCTACTAGACGGTGAGGAACACGGCGGCATCATCGAGCCGCTCCTATCACTCCAAGATCGAATCGACAGAACCAGCTACGAAATGGGCATCGCCCAATACTATGCCGCCTTTAAACAACGATACGTCATCGGATGGGCCCCCAAAGATGAACTCGAAGGGATCCGCATGAAAGCGAACGATGTCTGGTTCATCAACGCGGACGGCACCAAAACAAAAGCCGGTCAGTTCGAGGAAACCGACCTAACCCGGTACATTGACTCCAAACAAGCGACCATACGGGACCTGGCCGCGATCGCCCAAGTCCCAGCGCAATCCCTAGGTGCGAACGCCATCAGCAACATCAGCGCCGATGGCCTGGCAGCCATGGAATCAGCCAAAGACCGAAAAGCCTCCGAAATCCAAACAAGTCTCGGCGAATCATACGAACAACTATTGCGGCTGTGCGGACACATGGACGGCGATGCCGATTCAGCCGCTGACTTCGCCGGCGAAGTGAAATGGAAAGACACCACAGCAAGGTCGTTTGCTCAAACCGTTGATGCGCTCGGGAAACTCGCCACCATGCTCGGCATACCAGCGGAAGCACTCCTGGAAGACATCCCCGGGTTTACAGAGGAGAAAATCCAGCGGATCCTCACCAAGTATGGCTACCCATCTACACAAGGAGATGAATCTCAGCCCATGCCTGAAGTGACATAGCAAAACCACAAGGGGGTGGGTTGTGAGCATCGAAAACCAGCACTCCCGAGACCAGGAAACCGCTCTGTGGCTTAGAGACCAGATATATAAGCTGATCGAAGAACAAACGATCCCCACCACGATTGAAGCACTCTGGGACCTAGTGACCGCGCTGCTGCCGCTCATCCATAAAGCCAGGAAAGCGTTCTACCAATCCGCAGCCCAAACCATGACCGAAGACATGCACGCACGAGGCATGGAGATAGACGTGGCACCTATGCGGCCATACCAGCCTAACGCAGCCTGGAAGATGCTCCTGCGCGCCCTAGGATGGAACCCGAAAAAAGATCCGATACCTGGCGATATCGAATCATATTCAAAAGACGCGCAGCGCGCCCTGCTGGAAAAAGTAGCGGCCTTCCCCGCTAATCCCGCCGACCCTGCTGCTGTGGCCCAGGTATCGCGCCGGGTAGCTGCTGGGGCAGTGCGGCATGCGCGCGCAGCTGGTCGTGATGTGGTGGTTGATACTGCTGCCCAGTGTCGGGTGCGTGTGGCGTCGTCGCAGAAAAGTCCACGGGTGACGGTGGAAGATAACACTGGGTCGGATGGCAGGCCCAAGGTGATAGTGGAACACACCAGCGACGACAGGAAGGCGGGAGATGATAACCGCGATTCTAGGAAAAAGGCCAGTAAGGCAGAACCAGCTAACACCAAGCCTGGTGGCAAGGTGTTGGGGTGGGCCAGGGTTTTAACCGGGGCTGAGAGCTGTGCGTTTTGCGCGATGCTAGCATCCCGCGGGCCGGTATATTCCGAAGATACCGTGGTGACAACAGGCAAGCCCAGGGAAGTGCGGCCCCGCCAAGTTCATTACCGGAATGGCGCTACCGGGGGCCATACGTATGTTTCGGGATCCCGGCGGGAAGGAGAGAAATATCATGACCACTGCGATTGCATAGCAGTCCTCGTTGTTAAGGGAGTGCCGTGGAATGGTGAGCAGCAATACCATGCCCTGAAAGATCTATGGGATGACGCAACTTTTCAGCCAACGCAAGAAGAGCTAGATGCGGGTCTTGACCAGCCTCGGGATAGATTCAATAAACGATATTCTGACGCGATAAAAGCCGACCCGGAAAAATACTCGGCGCTAAAGGCCGACCCGGAAAAGGCCGAGCCTGACACGTCGCCCAGTGAGAGTCGTAAGGACATACCTGGTGAAGGGGTGACACTCGACTTTGAAGAAAGAAGGGAAAAAGTTTACATTCCGCCCGAAGTACGGAAAAAGTTCGGAGAAAACCCTGATTGGCTGTACCGGTTATCAGCTGAAGAAGGGGCCACAAACCCAGCAACTCATGAATGGGGCACCATTATCACATTGCTGAAACATGGGCATGAAATTCGGATTAGAAGATTGCATAACGATGAAGACGAAACTTCTCCCGATATCGTGCTTGATGGCATTATCACGGAAATGAAAGCTCCTGAAGGTGGAGGTAAAAATACGATCACAAATAATTTCCGTGAGGTGAAAAGGAACTTCAGAAGTTTGCCGCATTTGGATACCATACAAGCGGTCATTGATATTTCTCGCTCGAAATTGACTGATGAGCAAGCACGTCAAGACATCCAGATGTGCCTCAGGAACCCCAGGTTTTCTAAGATAGGTAAGATCTTTTATATTAACCATGATGGTGAGGAAACGGAGTTTACCCAATGAGTCTTTACGTAATGTCAGATGCCCCGATCAAGACTGTTGTTGATCTTCTATTACAAGAACCTTATATGAGTAGCGCGATCTCATTCACTAATAATGAAGATGCTTACACTATAAGGGCTGCCGATGAGGTGCCCGTTTCGCTTGATTATGGCCCTAATGATAATGGGGATTTGGACACATTCATCATTATTCCTGAGAAGCAGGAAGAGCTACAGCGGAAGATTTTCGAGTCGGTGAAAAAGCTCCGGTACAAAGCCACGATCTGTGAGCCCCCGAATGATGATGAAGTAGTTTATATGCCGGATGATCCATTGCCTGCTGTGCCTGCTTAGTACGAGCGCTAAACCATTTTTTAACCCGCATGCTCCATATAGGGGCACGCGGGTTTTTGTATAAGAAAGGATGATTCCTGATGTTTAACCAAGAACCAAATAATGACTATACCATGATCGTTCGGCAAACCCCCGAGGGGGAGCTGACAACCACATCACTCGTTATTGCTGAAGGAACGCAGGTTCAGCATAAGAATGTTTTAGAGCTGCTTCGTAAGAATCAGCCTGATTTTGAAGAGTTTGGCCCACTCACGTTTGAAACGCGGAAGGGGTCACCGCTTCCTCAAGGAGGATTCGCTAAATCAACAACTATTGCCGTGCTGAATCGTGAGCATGCAATGCTGCTCATGACCTATATGCGTAACACCGTGGTGGTTCGTCAGTTCAAGAAGCAGCTTGTTAAAGCATTCACTGACATGGAACGTCGGCTTGCCGCCAAGCCAGCGTTTGATCCTTCCCAGATCACTCGTCTGGAGATGGCGCAAATGTTACTGAACGCCGAAACTGAGCGCCTGGCGCTGGAGGCGGAAAACAAGAAAATGCAGCCCAAAGCAGACGCCTATGATTGCTTCATTGATGCTGCTGGCTCCTACAGCATGGGTGTGGTAGCGAAGATGTTGGGGGTGGGCCAAAACTGGCTGTTCCGTGAGCTGCGTAACCGAGGCGTGTTGATTCCTCGCGGCGCTATGCGCAACACCCCCTACCAGCGGCATATGGGCTACTTCGAGGTCAAAGCCCACCGCTATGAGCAGCCGAACGGGGAAGAAAAAGTATCGTACACCACGTATGTTCTCCCTAAGGGCATTGACTTTATCCGCAGAACACTAGGGTTTACCAGGATTGACCCCATGCTCCCCATCCCGATGAACTAACCCCACCAAGCCGGTGGGGTTTATTCATGACCACCCTGACCATTCACATTTCACACAATCTAAAAGGAGGCAACTATGCAAGACGCTACTAGCGCCGAGCCCCAGGATGAACAAGACACTAGCCTAGAGGACACCACCCCGGATACCAGCCAAACACCATCACAAGACGCCGGCTTACAGCCGGAGATGACCTTGGAAGAGGCACTGGCGGCACTGGAGAAAACCCGCCAAGAACGGGATGCTGTGCAGGCCGCAGCTGATAAATGGAAACAACATGAGGATTCCCAAAAGACGGAACTCCAACTCATGCAGGAAAAATTAGCCGCTGCGGAACAGCAGCTAGCACAGGAACGGACAACAAACGTCCTGTTGGAAGTAGCCGCCGCGCATGGTATTAAGGCGGAAGATTTACCGCTTCTAGGTACTGGCACGAAAGAGGAAATCATCGAGCGCGCTAAGCGCCTTCAGGCCCTGTACGGGGATCCTGCTGAGGTCACCCCACCACCGTCGCAACGCCCTCGGCAAGGGCTGCAATCAGGGCAGGGAACCCCGAGCCAAGTAGAAGACACGGCGTACCCGGAATCGTGGATTCCGGCCGCTCTTCGAGCCGAAAAATAAAACCGGATAATCAAGGAGAAATATTATGAATGTGACTAAACGGCACTACAGTCCCGGCAGCGATGTTACTGCTAAAGCCGCAAAGGCGATCCCCGCAGGTAGTTTCGTCGTGGTCTCCGGGGAAATGGACGGCCGGAACCCGGTCGTCGACGTTGCTGGCGCGGATGCTATCCCATTCGGTGTGGTTGCCGCGGACGTGGCCAAAGACGACTGCGTAACCATCTACCGGGCCGGGTATGTGCTCGATGCTATTGCTGCCGGCGCGATCACTGCTGGCGCTAAGATTTCCACCGCAGCCGGCGGTAAAGCGGCCACCGCCGGCACGGGGCCTGTTGTGGCCATTGCCCTCACGAAAGCTGCGGGTGCGGATAAGCCCGTAACCATCGCACTGCTATAAAACGAACGAAGGAAACAACATGAAAAATTCTGGTTTTTACCCGGGCGCCGCCCCCACGGTAGCCAACGGTGCCATCACAGTGGATTTGATGCTGCAAGAACCAGCACGAATCTCTAAATACATTGCGGACATCACCGCACTGAAGATGTTCACTGACCGCCTTTTCGGCCACAGTGATGCTCAGGGCGGCGCCATCCTGTACGAAGTCAATACCGAAAACCAGGTGTTAGCAGATGACCACACCGGTATCATCGCCCCAGGTGGCGAATACCCGGAGCTGGACGCCACTCCTGGTGAGCCCAAAGTGGCCCAGGTGAAAAAGCTTGGTGGTAAGTTCTCCATCACTGACGAGGCGAAAGCCCGAAATGACATGGCGCTATTACAGCGCCGAGCCCAGCGAATTTCGAACACCATGGTGTTCGATGTGGACAACAATGGCATGCTTGCCATTAAGAAGGCCATCCAGGAATACGGGTCCTATATCCCCAAGGTGGAATCTTCCGGCTGGGTCAGCATGAACAAAACTGAAAAGCTCAAGCAGACCGCAGCGAAGTCTATCCGGGCAGAGCTCAACGCGGCTCTAGCTGCCGGTGAGAAAACCCAAATGGGTTACCTCTATAACTTGTTGGTCCTCCACACCGATGATGCGCTGCAGCTTGCTAACACTTTTGACACTAACGACGCCCAGGATGCTTTCCTGAAGTCTCAGGGGTTGGAAGTGATTTCCTCCCCGCTGGCCACCCCAGGTGAGGGGTTGCTCGTTGCCGAAGGGCAAGTGGGTACGATCGGCATGGAAGAACCCATTAGTACCGCTACCTGGCGGGACGAAGCACGTGACCTGACCTGGACCAAGGTGAAAGCTGTGCTAGAGCATGTGGTGACCGACCCCATGGCCATGGTGCGGCTTACCGGATTAGGCGTCTAATGCCGTATGCAGTCGCTGCGGATTTGAAAGACCGGTGGCAAGCGTTTCCGCCAGGGCTGCCTGATAAGGTCGTCGATACGCTGCTGGAAGATGCCGCAGTGTGGTTGAAGGCGAAGTTTCCCCTCATCCCCGATGCCCCTAGCGAACATCAAGCAGGTGTGCTAAAAATGGTGTCCTGCGCTATGGTGAGGCGCTCACTTATCGCTGATACGCATGATGGGGCTTCGGAAATCACCGACACTGGTGGCCCATTCACCTCTACGCTATCGTTCCGTAACAGTGAGGGAAATTTCTATCTCACCGGTCAAGAACGTGATCTTATCGAAAACGCTATTGGTGTGGGAGAATTCCGTAACATCACTGCCGAAGGGTGGTGACGGCTGTGGCCACGATTCAAGTGCTCCGCCGCAGTCGGGACAAGTTCGGTGATCTGACTGCCCCAGTGCCGGTTCTCACGATCACTGGGGCGAGAATCGCCTGGGCTCAGGCCACGGTCGATACAGACCGCAAAATGGTGGTGTCTACCCGGCCAACGGTGTATATCAAACGCCAGGCCCCGGATATCCGCACCGGGGATATTATCGAGGGTTTCGGAAGAAAACTAAAAGTCATTGAGTCGCAGTTGTGGGAGCATCCCCGCAGGGAGGGCGTCATCGTGGGGACCGCGGTGATCTGTGAGGAGGTGCGATAGCCATGAAGTTTTCGCCCCGAATCATGAAAGGATACCTGGAAGGCCCTGAGGTGGAGGAACTCTTGTACCGTGCCGGCTATTTAGCGCAGGCCATCTATGCTACGGTGGCGCCCCGGGATACCGGCCGGCTAGCATCCTCCGGCGCAGTCGATGTGGAAATAGCCCGCCCCTACACGGGTAAAGCCCGCAAACGGCTGGTGGCCACGGTCTCGATAGACGCCCCCTATGGTGTGCCGGTCGAGTTCGGGCACCGGGTCAAATCCCGCCACGGGCGGGGCAGCGTTGCGCCCCGGGCGATGCTACGTAAGACAATTAAGGCGGTGCGGCTATGACCATCATCATTCCCGACGACCTGGTGCCGTGGCCGGATGCGGAACAAATCATCGTGGCCGCCCTCGACCAGGTAGCCCAGCAGATGACGCCCCACCCGTGGGTGGGCACGTGGATCCCCGACGACTACGAAACCCAGATCCAGCAATCCCCACTAATTGTGGTGCAGCGCACCACCGGTGCTGCTGACTTCAACAATCAAGTAGATGTCCCACTTGTGGAGATTGGGGTATTGGCGGAAACCCGCGCTGACGCCCAGAAAATCAACAGCTACCTGAGGGCGTGGATGCTAGACGTTTTCCCCACCCACCCGCAAGTACCAGTCCGTATCGTGAGTATCACCGAGCGGGTGGGATCAGTAATGCCACCCTGGATCAACCCAGATCATCGGTATGTGAATGCTCTTTATGAGATCACGATCCGCCGGCCCCGAAGCCACAAATAACAACCCTTGCCCCCGGGCTTTCCTGGGGGCTTTCTTAATGCCCGCAACGTGCGGGGAAAGGAGATAGCCGTGACCACCACGGACTTCTACAAGCTAAAAGACAAACAGAGCAACCTATTATTTGCACCCCTGGACTATCTGCTTTTGATGTGCCCCTACGGGATTGAAATCCCAGATCGCATCACCGACAGCAACGGAAACTTATTAGAGTTGCCGGAAGGCTGGTTCTCTATCGGCGAGGGTGAGAAAAAAGCAGGCGTTGACCTGGCCCCCGACTCGAAGGTAGAAGGACCTCAAGGTTATGGCAGTCCCGGCCGCCGCCGCACATTCGTAACGGAAGAATCATTCACGGTTGATGTCACCGCCCAGGAATCTCGCTTGCAAACCCTAGAGGCATTCTACGATTTGATGGAGGCCCAGTATGACGAGGGCACCGGATATTTCGCTAAGAAACGCAGGACCGCCCGGGTGCGGGAATACTCCAGTATCCTGGTCGCTAAAGATGGTGATCCGGGGCATGAAATCTACCCCTATTTCGTCTTTCCCAAGATGACGATTGAGAAGAAGGGTAAGCAGTCTTTCTCCGAAACGGACGTCATTAAGTACCCGATTACTCTGGGCGCGCAGGATGATGAAAAATACGGTGCCCTGTACGGTTTCGGCTTGTGCGGCCCTGGCTTCACCCCAGAGCTAGCGAAGCTCATGGGTATCACTGGCGCCCACAAGCTCTCGGGTGGCAAGTTCAAGTTCTCCGTCAAGGGTGCCACGGGCGGCACTTACACCATCACCATTGGTGGGAAACCCACCGCTGCTATCCCCTATAACGCGGATGCTGCGGCTGTGCAGGCGGCTCTCCGTGCTTTGGGTGAAAACGAGGCTGAGGCTACCGGCACTATTGATGCTGGTTTCGTGATCGCTAAGGTATCCGCAGCACCGACGGTTGCCGCCACTGGCCTCACCGGTGGTGGTTTCCCGAAGACGGTGGAGGTCACTAAGGACCCCTCCTAGCCCTCGCCGGTAACAACACCCTACCCGGTCGAGGGCTCCTACCAACCGCCGCCCCATAAGAAGGAGGAACCATGGTCTATGCCCGTAACGTCTGGAATAATAACGACCCTAATACCCCTTTGTCGGCGGAGCGGCTCAACCGTATCGAGCAGGGCATCGAATCAGCCCACGTCACCGCCGACGCTGTGACTGTCGCTAGTGAAAGCTTAAAAAACCGGGTTGCTAGCCTGGAAAAGCTGGAAGACCAGCCCCCAGTTGATCTTGGGCCGATCACTAAGCGACTCACCGCACTAGAAACAAAACCCGCCAGCACTGTACGGGAGCAGGTACAGCAGTCTGCCCTGCGGGGCAGGCTTGCCGACCGGGCAGGGGTGAAAACCCGAGCCATTGGTGTTGGGTGGGAAGACACCTCGAACGCGGCTGACCGCGACTGGGCGACTATCGCCCAGAAAGCCATAGCGAAGGGCTACAACACGATTGACCTGGCTGTGGGCCGCCCCGAATGGACGCTCTTCCCATGGCCGGCCCACCCAGAGCGGGTGTCTATCGATGCCGGGAAAAACCCCATCCGGGACACCATCACCACCCTTCGTGGTGCCGGCATCGAGAATGTTTTCCTCACCCTGGACATGATGATCTCCACCACACTGGGAAACAATCCCGAGTGGAAAGCAGTCTCCCGGGACGGCACTATCCGGGACATGCCATCACCCGCGGCACTCACCAACCCCGGCCCTATTCGGGACATGCTCGGTGGTGCCGTTGCCCAGGTTACCGCCGAGTACGGGGACCTAATTGACGGCATCATCATCACCGAACTGTTCTGGGATTCCGGCTCGTTCTCCGCCCACGACCTCACCCTATACAAGAGCGATACCGGTGCCACCGACTGGCCGCGCCGGGGCGATGGCACCCCGCATGAGAGCAAGGAATACCAGGAGTGGCTGACCACGAAGATGGCCAATTTCATCGGCCACTGCCGCGGCCTGACCGGGGGAATCCCCCTCATCATGGACGTGCGCGCAAACTGGGCCACCCCGGTGGCCGGTGATGTGGGCAGTGGCCATGACTATTCCAAGCTGCTGCGGGTTGCTGACGAGCTTCAGGTGTGGGCCTACTACACGACCGGTGATGAGGCGAAAGCCACAGCATTGTCTGCTGCGTTGGATAGGCAGTGGCCGGGGCGGATCCGCACCGCACTAGGGCTATGGTCGGCAACTCCTACGTCCGTAGGCCAGGTACTCACCTCCCTCACCACCGCCCACCGGGTGCAGGTCACCCCCTATTCAAAGATGGGCTCCCTACTCTAGCCCGCCGAATACCCCCTCAATCGCCGCGGTAAGCATTATCGCCTACCGCGGTTTTTTCAACGCCCCTATGAATGGAGACAAATAAATCATGCCGAGAAAAACCACAACCAGTACCACGAAAAAACCCCAAGCCGCCCAGGCCACGGATCTGGCAGGGGACCGGTTTGAAAAATTCCGCGCCCGCGGCATGGCCATGCAAAACCGCGCCGGGCATCGCCGCCGCACGTTTGTGACCGATGACCCGTTTGTGCTGGGTGAAGAATATGGGTTCACTCCGCCAATTGAGATCCAAAAGCCGGTCTACACTGATCGGCTCGCTATCGAGGAGATGTCCCGCGCCGGCAACGCCACCGGTGTGTTGCGACTCCTTTTCAAGGATGACTACCGCCGCTTCCTGGCTGCCCTGAACAGTGTTGGTGATGACGCTGAGGAAGTGGCCATTGGCGTGTTCATCGACATCCAAGCCCATTTCTACGGTGAGGGGATCGTTGACGAGCTGGTCACTTTCCCTATGTAACCGGCCTCATCAACAAGTACGGGCCGGAAATTAGGTGGGATCTCCACCACTATCTAAATATCGACCTCGATGATTTCTTGTGTGGCGTACGGCATTGGGCGACGTTTATTGAGCTCCTAGAACAGTTGCCGCCAGGTTCGCACTATTTGGCGGCGCTTGCTGACGATGATGATTTGGCGGAGCAGGTGCTGCGGGATCGGAAAGAGAACCCGCATGCGCCCCCATCGCTGCGGGAGTGGGATGGCACCCAGGCCAAGCTCACCCAGTTGATTGAGCTCACCCAGGCCTTGTGCGCTATCACAGCTCGCCTGGAGACGTCGCTGCCGCCGCCGCCCCGCCCAATAACCGCCGCTGACCGCCTGGAGCAGCAGCAGCGGAAAGCCGACATGAATGATCTGCTCACGGGTCTGCTTGGGGATCGAGCGGAAATCCACTAACAAAAAACGGGAGGTGTTGGTTATGGCTGAATACACTGCGGGTGTCGCAAAGGTTGAGATCAGGCCAAATCTTTCGGGGTTCTCTAAGCGGCTGAAAACGGAGCTGGAGCGGATCAATGCCCAATTCGGTGTAGAAATCCACCCGGATTTGAGCGATTTCCGGGAGCAGTTGCGCGCCGAAATGGCGAACCTCCCTACCGCTGAGATTGATGTGGATGTGGATGCTGCTGCGGCCAAGGGGAAGATCGCCCAGCTGGGTCGGGATCAGACGCTCACGATCCAGGCCGAGGCAGATACCACAGACGCTAAGTCGGGTATCGAATACCTCACCCGCCCGCAAAAAGTCACCATTGACGTGGACGCTGACACCACTGCCGCTAAAGCAAACATTGACCAGGCTGCTAGGAAGCGGCATGTCACGGTTGAGGTTGATGCGGATACCGCGGCGGCGAAAGCAAAAATCGCTGCTGCTGCCCGTGACCGTAAAGCCAAAATCGACGTGGATACGGGTAGCGCCGCGTCCGGCCTGGCGTCCATGGCCACGCAGGCTGCTGGTGCCGCATCATCATTGGGCATGGTGGGGGCCCAAGCGACCGGCATTGGCATCATTGCTGTTGCCGCAGCTGGCTGTATCGGCCCCCTGGCGTCTGTAGCAGCAGCTGCCTCCGGCGTGATTGGTGTGCTGGGTGTACTCCCCGGCATAGCCGCGTCCGCCGCGGCTGGCCTGGCCACCCTAGGGATTGGCCTCAGCGGTGTGGGTGCGGCGTTTTCCGCTATGGGGAAATCCGCCGGTGGCGCAGCCGACGACACCGCGGATAAGATGAAGCAGCTGCAGCGGCAGGTGGAGTCTGCCGAGCGCGGCCTGGTGCAGGCCAATCGTCGGGTAGAAGACGCCGAACGTCGGGTAGCCGACGCGCAGAAGAACACCCGCAAAGCCCAAGACGCCCTCAACGACGCCCGTAAAGAAGCGGTTAAGGACCTGAAAGAGCTCAAGGGTGAGCTGGAAGACGCGGCTCTAGGGGAAGAAGAGGCAGTCCTGGCTGTTGCCCGTGCCCGCCAATCCCTGATTGACGCCCAGGCCGATAAGGATTCGTCAGGCCTGGATATTGCCGAGGCTGACTTGGCGTACCGCAAAGCGGTAAAAAACCTCGATGAAGTGCGGGAGAAAAACAACCAGCTGGCCAAGGATGTGCAGGCAGCGAACGACGCCGGCATCGAAGGCTCGCAGAAGGTTCAGGATGCGAAAGAAAAAGTCGAGGTCGCCACCCGTGGGGAAGCCGATGCGCAGCGTGCTCTCCTGGAAGCAAACGAAAACGTGTTAGTTGCCCAGGAACGCCTCGACGACGCCTTGGAAAACCTGGCGAAAGGAGCGTCTTCCGCGGCCGGCGGCGTCGACCCCTTCGCCGAAGCGCTAGCGAACCTGTCCCCGAAAGCACGCGAGTTTGTGCTGGCCATGCAGGCCCTGGGTGACCAGTGGCAGGACCTGAAATTCGCGGTCCAGGACAATCTTTTCGACGGCTTGGCTGAGGACGTCACGAACTTGGCGACCGTGCAGCTCCCCGTGCTGAAGACTGGCCTGGCCGGGATCGCTAGCGAAATCAACACCGGGCTGCGCGCAAACATCGCGGCGTTGTCCAGTGAGGCTTCCCAAACCGGCCTGGCCACCATGCTGGAAAACACCCGGCAAGCGTTTGCCGGCACAAACCAGGCGGCTGGCCCCCTCACCCAGGCGATTGTGGATATCGGCGCAGCAAGCTCCGCATATTTGCCCCAGCTAGGCCAATACCTGGGTGAAGCAGGGGCTCGCCTGGGTGAATTCCTCACCCAGGCAACCCAGACCGGCCAGTTCGACCAGTGGGTACAAAACGGCATCACCACCCTGAAAGGGATCGGCCAAACCCTCTCCGATGTGGGCGGCATCATCAGTGGGGTTTTCCAGGCTGCTGCCACCGCCGGCCAATCTTCCCTGGGCCCACTCGGCCAAGTGCTATCTATGGTCAACGAGTTCGTCAATAGCGTGCAGGGGCAGCAAGCCTTAGGGTCGTTCTTCTCCGCTATGACTGATGGCCTGGCCGCCCTCATGCCTATCCTATCCACGGCCCTCACCTCTATCGGCACCACGATCATGCCGGCCATCAGCGATTTCATCCAGCAGGCCGCGCCGGGTGTTCAGATGTTTGTGCAGGGTTTCGCGGATGGGTTGTCTGCTTTGGCTCCGGCGATGGGGCCGATTGGCCAGCTGCTGGGCGATATTGGTGCCGCCCTGGCGCCGCTTCTCCCCGTGTTGGGTGAGTTGCTGACCGCTGTGCTGGTGCCGGTTGCGCAGGGTTTGAGTCAGGTGGTGGGCGCCCTGGCGCCGATGATCCAGATTGTTGCTACAGGTTTAACACCGATTATTCAACAGCTGGCCCCGGTGTTTGCTGACCTGGTGAGTGTGTTTGCTGACTTGGTGGTGCAATACCTGGGTCAGCTAACCCCGTACCTTTCACAGATTGTGGCGGCGTGGCAGCAGATTTTTGATGCTGTGACACCGTTGATTCCGATGCTCACCAAGTTGGCGTTTGATATTATCTCCCCGCTGATTCCGATCATCGGTGCCCTGCTGCCGGTGATCGCCGGTGTGGTGCAGGCGTTTGCGCAGGTTGTTACGGCTGTTGCCCCGGTGATCGCTATCATCATCGAGCTCATCGGCGCCGTCGTGAAGGTTTTAGCCGCGATCGTGAACTTTGTGGTGCAGGCGGTGACGAACTGGGATGCTTTCAAAGCCCGGCTAATCGCTGCTACTAGCCAGTTCATCACCAAGATCATCAGCAGTTTCCAACAGTTCATTTCCCGCGCCGTTAGTCTGATCGTTGATTTCGGTAAGCGGCTGGTGAACCAGTTCGTGGCCATGTGGAATAACGCTTCGGGTGCGGTTGCTAATGGTGTGAAGGCTGTGGTGGAAAAGGTGAAGGGTATCCGCCAGCTGGTGCTTGACGTGTTCAAGGGCGCCAAGGATTGGCTGATTAATGCCGGCAAGACCATCATCAGTGGCCTGTGGAATGGCATGAAAGACATGTGGGAGAACGTCACGGAGTGGTTTAGCGATAAGCTGAGCGCTATCCGTAGCCCGTTCTCCAGTCGCGCTAGCCGCCACGCTACAGGTTCGGTTCGCCGTTATGCTGCTGGTGGGGAGGATCATTCCCCGCAGATTGCCGCTGGTGGCGAATGGCGTGTATGGGCAGAGCCCGAGACCAGGGGAGAAGCCTATATCCCTTTGGCTAATGACTACCGGCGTTCCCGTGCTGTGGCGATTACTGCCGCGGTAGCGGACCACTTCGGTTATAGTCTGGTGGATGCTAAGGGGAAGGGCTTCGCCCCGGTGGCGAAGGGCAGCCTAGGTCCCACTGATGTGCGCGCTTTCGCCGAGGGCGGCATCACCATTGAGGACCTGGATGCGTTTGCTTCTGACCTGGAGGGCAAGCCCTACGTGTGGGGTGGTGTCCACTGGGGCGACTGTAGTGGTGCCATGTCGGCGATTGCCCGCTACACGGCGGGTGTTGACCCTTGGGGCGGCAGGTTCACGACCGCATCGGAAAAAGAAGGCCTTAATGCGCTTGGGTTCCTTCCTGGCCTGGGGCCGTCTGGGTCGCTGCAGATTGGCTGGTATAACGGGGGCCCGGGTGGCGGCCACACCAGTGGCACCCTCCCGTCTGGCACTGCTGTTGAGATGGGTGGTGGCCGCGGCAATGGCCAATTCGGCGGCAGTGCGGCACCTGCTAACCATCCCCAGTACACGGATCATGCGCATGTGCCGGCGGAGTTTTTCGCCCCGATCAAGGTGCCGCGCATGGGTGGTTTGGGTGATATTGATTTCGGCCACACCACCACTGCTGATGCTTCTGCCAGTGCTGTGGAAACCACCGACCCGTCGGGCGATAAACTCAAAAAGTTCCGGGCGTCGGGTAAGTCTGACCCGGATTCTTACGTGACCGGGGCGAAATCAGATGGCCCATCCAGTATTTCGGAGATTGTTGCTGATTTCGCTAAGACCGCTGCGGCCGGCCACACCAAGGACCTGCTGGGCCTGGTTGGCGTATCTGATGATATCCCGATGGTGAAGGCCTATAGCCAGTGGCTAAAAGCCCGCCAGAGCGTATCGAAGCGTTCAGGTACCGCCGCGAAGCAGAAAGAAATCACCAGCCTGTCCCAGGCGGCAGCGAGCGTGATTGACGCCGACCCGCAGGTAGATACGGTAGAGGTTACTGGCCTGGACTTGGTGGGTGGCCTCTCACCGATCAAGGCACCAAAAGCCGATGATGGTGATATTGACCATGTGTATGTGCCAGGCGGTGGCGCTGAGCAGTGGCGTGGCATGGCCATGGCGGCAATGCGCAGGGTCGGCTTCAACGCTGACGACCCGGCCCAGGTTAATGCCATGATAAAGCAGATCCAGTCAGAATCCGGCGGCGACCCGAACATTGCCCAGCAGATCGTGGACGTCAATGGGTCCGGGGAATCAGCGGGGGTTGGTCTGCTGCAGATCATTCCGGCAACATATGCCGCCCACCGGGACCCCGAGCTACCGGACGACCGCCGGAACCCGTTCTCGAATATGGTGGCGGCCTTGCGTTACTACCGCAGCCGGTACGGTTTCGATTTGACCACGATGTGGGGGCAAGGCCACGGCTATGCAGGTGGTGGCCTGGTGGAAGGCCCCGGCGGCCCCACCGATGATCTCATCCCCGCATGGCTGTCCAGTGGCGAGTTCGTGGTGCGTGAGGCGGCAACTAGGCATGCCAGGCCGCTGCTGGAAATGCTCAACGCCGATCCGCAGCACGCTAGGGCCATCACCCAAGCCGTTACGGGCACCCCACCGAACCCACCTGAGGATCCGCCCGCGCCGGTGGAGGTGCACTATCACATTGAAACAAACAACGTGGAGGAAGGTCTGCGCCGGTCGGAAATGCACGCCCGGCAACAGGTCATGGCCATGAACGGCGCATAGCCGGTACACCGTTGGAAGGAGTTGGTTGGTTGTGTTGGATATTGGAACCCCCGCCCGCATCGACATCACGGATATTCACGGTCGCACGTGGACTGTTTCCGGTGCGGGTGTGGGCGCGGAAGGCGTCGAGCTGGCCGAGGACCCCCAGGGCCTGTTTGATGAGGCGCCGATCTCGGGGATCTGGCAGCAGTCGGCGTTCCAGGAGGGGTCCACCTACCTGGGCCACACTATCGAACCCATCGACCTGGTGTTGGGGTTTGATATCTACGGTGATACCGGCGACTGGGAAACCATCGAGTCCCGTTTTTATTCGGGTTTCGCCCCGGATACTCCCGCCACCATCATGGTCACTACCAACGGCGAGTGCCGCACCCTAGAGGTCGTCAAGCTCAAGGAGAGTAAAACACAGTCGAAGAAAGACCCTAGGCTTCTCCACCACTCCAAACTCATCCTGAACCTGCGTGCCCCGTTCCCGTTCTGGAAAGGGGACACGCACGTGGCCGCGTTCAAGGCCACCCCGGGCAGCACCAGCGGCACACTGACGGTGCATAACCCCACCGATCGACCGTTGTGGCTGCAGTGGGCGATGACCGCACCCGGCCAGTGGACCATCCCTGATTATGATTTCGCGGACCCCACTGGCCGCGATGGGCGCCGCACCATCACCACCCCACAACTCCGCCCCGGGGAAGACTTGACGATCGACACTTACCCGCGGCATGAACGCTACGTAGCCGCCAACGGCTCCAACATTGCCGGCCGGTTTGCCGGTGTGGATTTCCTCTACCCACTCCCACCCCACACACCACCCACCGTGGTACCGGTCAAAGCCACCCTCACCGGCGGCACGGCGTCATCTATCCAATGCCGCATGGTCGAATATTGGACCAGGCCCTGGGGCGGAAGGAGGCTCTAATGACCACCACTCCGCACCTCATGCCAGGCACCCAAAACCTCGACCAGGGTACCTTAGACCGGCTAGAAGCAGTGTGGCGGAACGGCCAAACCCTCAGGCAAGGCCGCATCCTAGCCCGCCGCACCTCACCTCTTATCCGGCTTTGGGACGGTGACTGGAACCTCAAAGGCCGCCTGGTAGACGCTATCCACGCCAAATTTCAGTGGAAACTCAACGACACCGGGGCCGGTATCATCACCATCCCGATAGATCACTGGCTTGCCACCTGGGCCCTCGACCACCACAGGCGCCCCACAAAAAACATCCATGTCACCATGGACAAAGACGGAGCACGCTGGAGTGGCCGCCTGAAATCCAGCCGCCTAGTGAAAGAACGCACAGGCCAAAGATACCTGGAGCTGAATTTCCTCCACGACTACGAAGAACTGAAACACATTTATGTGTGGCCGAACCCGATCACCCCGGCAGCGGTCCAGTTCCCCCGCACGTTTATGCTGCTAGGCCCCACCCGGTGGGCACTCAAGACCGCCCTCATGCTCAACATCTGGCGCTTGGAGGGTTCCGTGTGGACGCTCCCCGACGACCCACTCGACCTCACCGAATGGACCGACACATTCAACCCCCGCACCTGGGCAATCCAAGTCGCGCCGGGGCGGATCGGTGGTGATACCACCCCGTGGACCATTATCTCGTCGCGGATGAAAACATGGCATGACATGGCGTCCAGTCCGTTGCGGCAGGCCCAGCTGATGGTGGACTGCCGCAGGTACCTGACAGGTGATCCGCTCCCGTGGCCGGGTGCGAAGATCCGGCACGGGTGCCTGGTTATCGACATTGTGGACAAGTCCTCGTGGTTTGATCCTGAAGGCACCTCCTTGTGGGGCACTATCCGGGACGGTTTCCTCCGCACCACCCAACAACTGGTTGGCCATAACGTGGACACCGAGCACACAGTGATCCCCAACCCGAACGTTCCGGTGAAATACTCCGCCCCGAACTGGCTCGGCACCGTCCCCCAGTGCCCTTATGTGCTATACCGGGACGCCCCACTGACCGGCATAGAGGCCGCGGATTTCACCTGGGAACCCGCTACCGCGGTGCAAATCCTCACCGGCGGCCACTCCACCTACGGCGTCAACGAAGCCCTATCCTCCCTGGTGACACTGGTCGGTAATTATTTGGGCATGTTTATCGCCACACCAACCATCGGCGTCATCGCCGACACCCTCTTGAAACCCTTCTACGAAGACACAATTCTCGCCTGGATGTCACTAAAATCAATCCAGCGCAGCCGCACCCTAGGCTGGTCAAAATACTGGGAACACTTCGCCGACGGCGCAGACCGCGGCTACACACTGTCCGCCCTGGCCGCACTCCGAGAAGGATTTTGGGACACCCGAGAAAAAACCTCCCACAAACTCACCCTCGGCGACGGCGCCCCCTGGTTCATCGGCGACCGCGGCCAAGGGCACTTTTTCCTGGGTGATCGGATCGGCGCCACCATCAAAGGCCTCCCTGGCGACCAGGTAGTGGTGGAGCAGGTCACTGAAATCACCTACGAACTTGACCGCGACACCCGCGGTTGGGCGTGTGTCTGCGGTGACCCCCAGGCCCAGCACTCACCCCTGGAACAAATCCTCACCAGAGTGAAGTCATCTATGAGCAGTATCCATGATCTAGGAGTCATCTAATGCCTATCCCTCTCCAAACTGCTTGCGACCCGGAATCCCCCGAAGAACACGCCCTCTGGGCCCTCGTCGGCCTAGCCGGCCCCGCCGCATCCGCGCCCCTAGTAGTCCCCACCAGCACGCTTAAGCAATGGTCAGAACACCTCTACCGATGCGGTTTCCGCCACCACCCAGAACTCCAGGAAATAAAATACGTGCCACCCCGCGGCCCGCACGATTGGATCACCGCAGCCGGCGGCACATGGGTAGACATCAACCAGCCCCTACCACCCGAGGTAACCGCCCCGGATATCTCCCACCTGTCCATGGCGGAAAAACGCGCCCTGCTCGACCAGCTCACTACAGATCTCACACCCCCAGAACCCACCACACGGCAGGAGGCGACAGTAAACTATGACTGACCCAAAAGGGCTCATCGAAAGCGGCGACTACCCACTAAAAACCACCGGGGATACGCTAGTAGGGGCCCAGGTCAAAACCATCACCCCCTACACCGAGCAAACCGTCAAAGACCGCGCCCGCCGCCAGGCCCTCGAAGCCATGCCCTTCGGAAAGAAGGGGCTACCCGAGCTCATGGCCGACCTGGGAAAAACCGTACTCAGCGGCATCGCCGACATCTTCCGCGCTATCGCAGCCGGCACCACGTTCGTTGTCAAAACCGGGTTAGAGTTCATCGGTAGCCTGCTAAACCGACTCTTCGACGCAGTAGGCGGCCTCATCAAACCGATGCAGAAAGAAATCAAGACCGGCCTCTCCGGCCAGCTCGCCCTCAACGACCGCATCGACCTGCTCGACGGCGCGCCGGGCTATGTGTGCGCTTACCAGACGGTGAATTTGAATAGTGCTTGGCAGGCAAATACGGCGCGGACTTTGCCGTTTAAGGGGCAGGTGGGGCCGGCAAAGAACGCGCATTTGGATACGGAAAACGGCATGATCGTGTTGGACGCGAAGGGGCTGTGGACGTTTAACGCCAGGTGCCATATTGGGAAAACCATTTATACCGGTTGGGGTTACTGCGATGTGAACCTGCTGGTGTACACACCTGAAGGTCAGTTGTATCACGAGGTGGCTGCCACTTTTGAGACTCCGCAACAGTACGCGCAGTCGCTTGTGCTGGCCACGGAACCGGTTGTGGTTGACCGGCCTGGTTATAAGGCGAAGATCCAGATCTACATGGCGAACTGGCGAACGTGCTATGGCGGCACCCGCTATTCTAGTTTTTCTGCTATCCGCCATTCGCACGAGGTGGAAAACCTCGGTGAGCAAACTGTCCGAGACGAAGTATAAAACCAACAAGGAGGAAAATATGCGAACATTAATCATTGATCTGCGTGATGTGGGTGGTAAACCCCACCCTGAGGACTACGTGCTCTTGCAAGCACCAGCGCTCCGCGGCTCCGCCGATTTCACGGGGGCGGTTATCATGACAGCTCCCGTGAAAGTCGATCTGACCGACGGCAAAGCCGAGGTCCAGGTAGAGTCTGGCCCGCTGCTGGTGCAGATCCGTACCCAATCCGTGCGTGGCAGTGCCCCGTTTGAGGTTGTGGTTCCTGAGGGAACGGGTCCGGTGTCGCTGCGTACGTGTATGGAGCGCAGTTTCCAGTACCAGCCATCAGTGGAATCAGCGGTGGCGGCGGATGCTGACCGCGCCTACGCTGCCTGGCAGGGTGCCATCACTGCGGAGCGCGCGGCGGCCCAGTCCGCGAAAGCGGCAGCCACTGCTGCGGAAAATGCTAATGCTGCGGTGCAGCCGACGCCTCCCGCAAGCGCCACCGTGCAGGGCAAGATCCAGCTTGCCGGTGACCTGACCGGCACTGCCGCCGAGCCTAAAGTTATTACTGCGGGGGACGTGGATTTCAGTATCCATCATGATGCGCCACGTGCCGCGTTTGTGAAGACCCGGACGGATGGGCAGATCGCTATCACCACGCCCTCGATCACTAAGCCGGCTCATGCAACGAACAAGGACTATGTGGACAAAGCCGATAACAAACTCCGGCTGGAGAAAGCCGATAAGGAGCACACGCATCAACTCCGTGATATCCAGGGCCTTCCCTCGGCAGCATCAACGTTCCTGACTCCCGGCCAGGCCTCCCTCATGATTCGTAGTGATACTGGTCATGCGGATGTCAGCGATCCTGTCACCGCCACCCATATTGCTAATAAGGGCTATATTGATACCAAAATTAAAGAGGTGAATCGGCGTCTTGACGTACCAGAAGAAGATCTGATCCGTTGGGATGACGGTGAACTTGTCTTCACCCGGATCGGCGCCATGGTGTGGGTTGCTGTCGGCGGTGCTACCGCTGGTGTGAAAGGGACCCTCCCGCCGAAATACCGCCCAGTGTCCAGGGATGTGGATTTCTTCCTCACCAGCCCGGAGAAACGGGCCGCCCCCGGCTGGTGCACTATCACAAAGGAAGGCGTGGTGAGCGTGAATTTCTCGGACCCGGCAGCAAAGACCGGGTACGGCATGGGTATGTACATCCGAGATTTCACCATCAACTAACAGCCAAAACCCGGCACTAACACTAACAACAAATACGGAAACCCGCGGCCTCACATTTTTGAGGGGCCGCGGGTTTCCTAATACAAAATAATTTCGAAAGGAGACTCTTCATGTCGAAACCAGATAATAATCATACACCAGGCGGCGGCCAGCTCATCCCTATTACGAACATGGGGGAGGGCGTTCAGGCGGTGCTGGGGCGTGACCTTCACGAGTTTTTGGAAGTCGGGGCGTCGTATCGCCACTGGTTTCCGCGGATGGTTGCTTATGGTTTTGAGGAGGGTGTGGACTATGTGGTCAAAAATGACCGTTCGGCGTCACCTGCGGGAATGCCGTCTCGGCCGCGGTTGAATCATGTTGTGTCTTTGGACATGGCAAAGGAGATTGCCATGATCCAGCGCTCCGCGAAGGGTAGGCAAGCCCGCCGCTATTTCATCGAGGTGGAAAAGCGTGCCCGCATGGCGCCGGCGTTTGACCCGTCGCAGTTGACCCGATCTGAGATTCTTTTAATTGCGCTCAATGCTGAAGAGGAACGCCTGGCCCTAGAGGCTGCTAATAAGCAGCTTCGGCCGAAGGCGGATGCCTACGACTGTTTTATTGATTCCACCGGCTCCTACAGCATGGGCACGGTGGCGAAAATGCTAGGCATCGGCCAGAACACGCTTTTCCGTGAGCTGCGGAACCGGGGCATCTTGATTACTAAAGGCGATATGCGGAACACCCCATACCAACGCTACGCAACCTATTTCGAGGTGAAGGCCGGCGACTATACCCGTTCGAACGGCACCCAGGTGGTAACGCACACGACTCGTGTCCGCCCCCGGGGGATTGATTTCATCCGCCGCACACTGGGCTTGCACGGTGCTCGCCCCATGCTGCCTATGACTTTCCAATAAGGAGAAAACATTGTTAACAATTCTTGATTACAGTGCTGGCGTGCCGCCAGCTGCGGCAATTCGCGCCGCTGGCCATGATGGCGTTATCCGCTACATCAGTCCACCCAGGGCCAGCTGGATGCTAGGTAAACCCATCCAGAAGGCTGAACTAGGTGACCTCCAGGCGCATGGCCTGGGGGTCGCTTTCGTATGGCAGTTCGGAAAAGAAGATGATTCCGACGTGATGCGCGGTTATAACGGTGGCTTGGCCGATGCCCAGGCGGCCCAGCAGAAACTCGACGAGCTCGACTGTTCTGAACATCCCGTGTTCTTTGCGGTGGATTTCCCTATCAGCCTTGACGAGTGGAACGGCGTTGCCTCCGAGTATTTCCGTGCCTGCTGTGAAGTCTTGGGGCGTGAACGAGTCGGTATTTACGGGCATTCCAGGGTGATCGCTTGGGCTGCCGCAGATGCGCTTATTGCTGACTTGGGCGGCGGAAAGTTCCTGGCGTGGCAGACTGCGGCCTGGAGCGGAGGCGTCCTATCTACGGAAGCGGTGCTCTATCAGCGCCCCGGCAGCGAGGCCGTGGGCGGGGTCGACTGCGATATCAATTTTGTGCTTGCTGACTACTGGGGCCAACACCCAAACGGCACCGCATCACACGCCCCCAACCCCGTACCTGAAACCCCAACCCAAGAAGAAGGAGGAACCATGGAAATCCGATACGATGCTGATTTCACCGCGGACATGCCCGGCGTCGGCTACCGGTCGCTTGATGCTATTCAGTCGATCTGCGTCCACACGGTGGAGTGCCCGCCAGACCGTGATGGCATTGCTGTCGCCCAGTGGCAAACAAACCCCGCTAACGGCTCTAGCTATAACGTGCTCGCCGGCGCCGACGGCAACCTCATTTTGTGCAACACGGATGATTTTATGCCGTACGCTGCAGGCCCCACCGGCAACGCGCGTTGCCTGCATATCAGTTTGACCGGCTACGCCAGCATGAGCCGCGAGGATTGGCTTGACGACGACGCAAAGCTGCGGCGGACCGCCGAACAGATCGCCAGTTGGTCGCAACTGTATGATATTCCCCTGGAATTTATCGACGCCGATCAACTTCGCGCAGGTGCTCGCGGCGTGCATGGCCATGCGGAAATCTCCGAGGCCTGGCGGGAAGTCGATCACACCGATCCTGGCCCCGGCTTCCCGTTTGATGTCGTGCTGGCCTACGCCGCCGAGCTGCTCGACTCACCGAACCAACCACAACAAGAACTAGAAAAGGAGGAGCCGCGCATGGTGCGTTGGATCCTGGACCAACTCGTTGGTCCCGAATGGAAAGACAATAAGCCGGTTTTCTCCGGCTGGAAAGCCACTGAAGGTAAAACCTTTGTCGACTTTGTGGCCGACAAAATCAAACTCATCCCGGAAATTGCCCGCACGGTAGCCACGCTACCGGAGCGACTCGAACGGATCGAAACCCTACTCAAGGAAGGAAACAAGTAAATGTGGACCCGTATTTTTTGGATTGATGCTGCCGACCGTGCGGCACGGACTTTCGCTCAGGCGCTGCTAGCAACTATCACGATCGGTGATGCTGTATATAGCGTGGATTGGCAAGCCGGCCTGGGCATTGCGGTTACCGCAGCTATCGCATCCATTTTGACTTCTATCGCAACGTCAAAAGTTGGTGCGGCGGGTACGCCGGCGGTGGTGATTCCAGCTGCTGAGGCTACGCCGACACCGGTCAGTGCCGCACCTGCGGCTACTGCTGATGCCCACGCTCCGGCCCACCATCGGGAGGTGAAGGAATGGCCGACCAGCTAATCGCGTTCGTCACTGCGGTGGAGGCGCTGATTCGCAGCCTGGACCCCACCTTGGTGGCGGCAGTGGTCGATTCCGCGGTGGCCCTATCCTAGGACTGGAGGCCATATGGACCCAGTGACAGGACTATCCTTATCGGGTCTAGGAATTACCGAAAGCATCGGCATCGCGCTCCTCACCCTGGTGACCACGCTGACCACCACGGTGATCGTGCAGCGCACACTGTGGCGGACGAAAGCGCTGGAGTCAGCTGCCGCCCGTGCGGTCGCTGAACGGGAGGCCGAAACCGCAAAAGCCCAGTTGGCGCAGAGCGAACTCCAGCTCACCCTCGAAGCCGGCAACCGGCTTCGGGAAGATCTATGGCGGAAGATCGAAAAGCTGGAAACCCAGCAGGCCGAAATGGAACATACTATTGATGCGATGCGGTCTGAACGTATACTGGATGTGCAAGTAAGGCTAACGCTCCGAACATTGTTGGAAACGTACCCGAATCCGCCTGGCCGGCCCGCCATCCCTTCAGCTGTGGAGCGCGTCCTTGCTATCAGTGAGGACACCGACAACTTAATCCGAGACCGCGACAGCCGGAGATGATGATATTGATAACATTTCAGTAATGTAAACGGAATGGGAAAGCTGGACATTAGCTAGACCACAATGCGTTTTAATCAATGTAAATTACCTGTTAAGAAGTATCAATGTTAGAAGTCACCGACCTCCATATCACCCGCGCCAAAAACCACATCCTTCACGGACTCACCTTCACCCTCGACAAAGGCAGCATTACTGGACTGCTCGGCCCCTCCGGGTGCGGCAAAACCACCCTCATCCGCGCCATCGTGGGCAGCCAACGCATCACCAGCGGCACCATCACCATCCTGGGACAACCCGCAGGCAGCGCACAACTACGCACCACCGTCGCCTACGCCACCCAAAACCTCAGCATCTACCGTGACCTCACCGTCATGGCCAACATCACCTACTTCGCCCGACTCTACGGCGCAACCGACTACGACAACGTACTCGAAACCGTGGGCCTTGCCGACTACCGCACCACCCTGGTAGAAAACCTATCCGGCGGCCAAGCCAGCCGCGTGAGCCTCGCCTGCGCCCTCGTCGCCCACCCACAAGTGCTCATCCTCGACGAACCCACCGTCGGCCTCGACCCCGTCACCCGCAAATCACTATGGGAAGTATTCCGCCAACTCGCCGACACCGGCATCACCATCATGGTCTCCAGCCACGTCCTCGACGAAGCCAACCACTGCGACAACGTGATCCTCATGCGCCGCGGCCGCATCCTCGCCCACGCACCCATCGACACAATCCAACAAGAAACCCACACCACCAACCCGGAAGCCGCCTTCCTCGCTTACATTGCGAACAATTCATAACTGGGGTCATCATGAAACATTTCGCCACCACCATCCGAATCGCCCAACAACTCAAAGCAGACAAACGCACCATCGCCCTCATCCTCATCGTCCCAGTCGTCCTACTGAGCCTGCTCTACTACGAATTCCACGAAGTACCAGCATCCCCCTTCGACCGCATCGGCCCCACCATGCTCGCCATACTGCCACTGACCATGATGTTCCTCATCACCTCAGTTGCCATGCTCCGCGAACGCACCACCGGCACCCTCGAACGCATCCTCACCACCCCCATTAACACCATCAACCTCATGGTGTCCTACGCCATCGTCTTCGGCGTGCTCGGGCTCATCCAAGCCAGCATCCTCTGCCTCATGGTGCTCTGCCCCTTCAACGTTGACATTGCCGGCCCCTGGCCCATGCTGCTGGTGATCGCGCTTCTCGACGCCTTCCTCGGCGTATCCCTTGGCCTCTTCGCCAGCGCCCTCGCCCGCTCCGAATTCCAGGCCGTCCAATTCATGCCCGTCTTCATCGCCCCCCAACTCCTGCTCTGCGGCCTCTTCATCCCCCTCGAAGCAATGCCCGACATCCTCGAAACCATCGCCCGAATCCTCCCCATGACCTGGGCGGTCGAAGTAGTCCGCACCATTACCACCACCGACACCCTCGACACCAGCGTATGGCGCCACATCGGCGAGCTCATCATCCTCATCATTGTGGCCTTGTACGCATCCTCATTGACGATGCGGCGGACCACCAAGTAATACTTGGGGTATGGCGAAAACAAGCAAAGGCGACCAAACCCGGGCCCGAATCATCCGAGCTGCGCGGGAACTCTTCGCCGCCGCCGCCTACGACCGAGTAAGTGTCAGAAAAATAGCTGCCGCCGCCGGCGTGGACGCGGCACTCATCAACCACTACTTCGGAGGCAAAGAAAAACTCTTCTACGCCGTTGTTACCTACACCATCAACATGGACGAAGTAACCACCATGCTCACCACCACCCCCCGGGAACAACTAGGGGAAAGCATCATCCGCTACGCCGAAATCCTCTGGACCTCGCCGGCGGGCCAATCCTACCTCGCCGCCCTCCGGCACGCCATCGCCAGCAACGCCACCGCCACCTGGTCCATCATCTCCGACGCCATCCTGCCGCTCTCAGAATACATCCTGGACCCAGACGACCCCCACCGGGAAACCCGCATCGCCCTCCTCATTAGCCAAATCTCCGGTGTGGCCACCACCCGATACCTCATCGGCATGGAACCCATGGCCAGCCTCGACACCGAAACCCTCGTCAAAACGGTAGGCCCCACCCTCCAACGCTACATCGACGGCGACCTGACCTAACCCCACCCAAGAGGGCGTCGACAAGCAACAAATCAGTGCACGTTCGACTTCCCCTTAATCTTCACCTTGCCATACACCACCGCACTCCCGTGCACCTGCGCCCGATCCTTCACCCGCACCCGGCCATACAACTCCGCATGCTCAAACACCTGCGCATCATCCTCAATACGACACGAACCCGAAATCAACGCCGAACCAAACACCTGCGCATTCCCCAAAAACTTCACCTTGCCGCTAATCTCCACATCATCACGCACCTGTGCATTATCCGTCACCAACACCTCCCCAGTCACCAACGCATTCCCACACACCAGCGCATTCATCGACACCGTAATCACCCCCGCCAACTCCACATCATCACGCACCTGCGCGTTATCCGTGATCGTCACCGAACCATTCACCTTCGCCTTCCCCCGCACCTGCGACTGCCCCGAAACCACCGCGCTGCCCGAAACCTTCGCCCCATCTGTCACCTGGGCATTATCCGTCACCACCACTGAACCAGACACCTTGGCCTGCCCCGAAACTACCGCGCTGCCCGAAACCACCGCAGAATCCATGACCCGCGCATCCTGATACACCACAGCCTCATCCATGACCCAGGCGGACTCGGCCAGATTATCCTCCGACTGCACCCAGCCCCCAACATCACCAGCTACAACATTAAGCTCCGGCAGATCAACAAGCGCGCGAATTCGGTGCACAGTCACCCCCTCAAACACACGCTCATCACCAGTAAATTCGAAATGCTTAGCCACGAGACTGCTCCCTACACAACGGATGCTGAACAAAACACCTTAAATAATACCGCCAACCAGCAGGCAGCTAATCTGATTAATGGGTGTTTTACTGCACAATCAGCGGGGGAGTGGCATGAAACAAAAGAAGAACCCGGAATCTTTCTGCAACAATAATTCCGGTAACATTCATAATCATAGCCCAATCGCAACAAGAAACACACCCTGTCCTCGACATATTTGGCATGGAAGTTGCCGAAACGCCATCGAAAAACAAACCACAACGCACCCAAGGATGCGAAACCCGCAGCGATGTGATTTTCTCCTCCTACCAGTCAGGAAATAGTGACGTATTCCCCAACATCCTTGCGCTCCACGTCTCAGAAGGCGCCACCATTGCAGATGTCACCTATGGAAAAGGAGTGTTTTGGCGCAACATTAACCTCGACAACTACACATTACTGGCCACAGATCTTGCTACCGGAGTAGATTGCCGTGATCTCCCCTATGATGATGCCTCCCTAGACGCAGTTGTTTTAGACCCGCCCTACATGGAAGGTTTACTGCGAGCCAATAAAACCAGCAGTGCCGGTACCGGAACACACGCAGGATTTCGTGACTACTACAGCAATGGCACCGAATCCACTCTTCCAGGAGACAATGGCACCCCACCACCCAAATGGCATGCGGTAGTCACCGACCTATATTTCCGCGCCGGGCGAGAAGCATGGCGAGTTCTTAAGGACAACGGTGTCCTTATCGTCAAATGCCAAGACGAAGTATCCGCAAATAAACAATGGTTAACACATGTAGAAATCATCAATGAATACGCCAACTACGGTTTTTACGCCAAAGATCTCTTTGTCGTCACCCGAACCAATAAAGCTGGAATCTCCCAAGTGAAAAAACAAGTCCATGCCCGGAAAAACCATTCTTATTTCCTTGTATTCATCAAACCGCGGCCCAAGCAGCATTGTGGTATCTCATGAATAACCTTCTAGTCTTGGAATGTTAAACACCAATGTAGTTTTAGTTATTGTGTAAGCTGTGCCTGAGTAATAGATCTGTTTTGTTTAATATGCTATTATTATAAGTATGGATTTTAACCAGATTATAAATATCTTCTTGGCGGTTTTCACCTTAGGAACGTTAATTACCGCTATCCTTACCATTCGTCAAGCAAAAGAGTTTGAGAAAGAACGAACTCGGCCAATGATGCAAGCACACCTGCGTATTCCTGAGGATTTTTCTTCCAGTATAGAATTAGTAATTTCCAACGTGGGTCAAACCATTGCTCACAATGTGACATTTAAATTTATTCCTGATCTTCCCGAGTTGTCAATTGAGGAGATTAATGCGTCAACAATAGGTTCAACATGGCATCGAAACCCTCTTGATATGATTCGACAGCGGCTCCTTGGTGATCCGATTCAGACTTGGGTTCCGAGTTATGAGATAACAGTTATGTTTTGGACTCCTAATAAGGATAGCGGTTCTGGCGTTTCTGCCGAAGGGATTCCTACCAGGAGTAAAATCGAAATAAGCTATACCGATGGATATAAAAAACCAACTCAATACAGTGAGGTCTTTGAACTAAATGCTTCATTGCTCCTTTATACAACAAAACCTAAGACCCCCGTATATAAGATTCAAAAAGATCTACAGAATATTCATCAAGAATTAAAATCCATACGAGAAGGACAGGGTTTTAAGGAGGCGAGTGTTAGCCGCACATATTAGAGCGAAAATACGACACTTAGTTGGGTATACGATATATGAAATAAAGCTATAGAAGAGCCCTAGGTGGGAGTTGGGTTCGCACTGGACGGGTTTTGAATCCGTTGCCTCTGCCAATTGGGCTACTGGGGTGCAAAAAATAATAGCCCAAAAGACCTCAGCCACAGCATCCCTAACCCGAGCAGTATTGAATAAGTCTCATCATTACTCATTTAGGAAAATGATCTATCATGATGAGCGTGGATTTTAGTCAGATTATGAATATTGTCCTGGCGGCTTTTGCCTCTGAAACATTAATTACCGCCATCTTGACATTTCGCCAGACGAAAGAATTCGAGAAGCAGAGAATCCGGCCAATGATGCAAGCCCACCTACGCATGGCCGAAGACCCTTATTTCTGCGCAGAGTTAGTAATCTCCAACCCAGGGCAAACAATTGCCCACAATGTAAAATTTGAATTTCTTCCCGACCTCCCCAAAACACCCCCAAAGAAAACACCGCCCCAACAAAAACCCCAGCATGGCACCAAAACCCACTCGACATCATCCGACAACGACTCCTTGGCGAACCAATCCAAACCTGGGTCCCAGGCTACGAAATAACAATGCTACTCTGGTTCCCCAAAGAAGACGGCAAATTCGACGTCTCCGCAGAAGGCATCCCCGCCAAAACCACAATCAAAATCAGCTACACCGACGGCTACAAAAAACCAACCCACTACAGCGACATCTTCGAACTCAACGCCGTACTACTCTTCGGCACCACAAAACCCAAAACCCCAGTACACAGAATCCAAACAGACCTACAAAACATCCACCAAGAACTAAAATCACTCCGCGAAGGATGCGGCTTCCCCGAAGCAAACACCAGCAACCCGTCCTAAAAACCTTCCCCAACCCTCCACTTGCCCAGACTCAACACCGCGCCGGGCGGGGGGCTCTATTTGTGTCCATGGCATCGAGCAGCAGATCCTACTACCAAATTTGACGACACATGAAACTAATCCATCCACCCCATAAATAAAACCCCCACTATTAGTAACAGTGAGGGGATAACAAGTGCCCCAGGTGAGACTCGAACTCACACTGGACGGGTTTTGAATCCGTTGCCTCTGCCAATTGGGCTACTGGGGCGCAAAAGAAATAATAACCCAAAACACCCCAGCCGCGAAATTTCCTGTTCACAGCCACCATCCGGCCGAAATGTCCCCACCGTCCGCTACACTGTGGCACTGTGACTGACGAGAAAAACCGCCTCATGCTCATCGACGGACATTCCATGGCCTTCCGCGCATTCTACGCCCTCCCCACCGAAAAATTCACCACCAGCACAGGCCAAGCAACCAACGCCATATACGGGTTCCTCTCCATGCTCGCCACCCTGCTTCACGACGAACAACCCACCCACGTAGCAGTCGCCTTCGACGTCGGACGCACCACCTTCCGCACCGAAATGTTCCCCGACTACAAAGCCCAACGCGACGAAACACCCCCCGAATTCATCAGCCAAATCCCCATCCTCAAAAACCTCCTCACCGCACTCGGCATCACCACCATAGAAAAACCCAACTACGAAGCCGACGACATCATCGCCACCCTCGCCACCACAGCCCAACCCCTAGGATTCGAAACCCTCATCGTCACCGGCGACCGCGACTCCCTCCAACTCGTCAACAACACCACCACAGTCCTCTACCCAATGAAAGGCGTATCCGTCATGCACCGCTTCACCCCCCAAGCGGTACAAGACAAATACGGACTCACACCAGAACAATACCCAGACTTCGCCGCCCTCCGCGGCGACCCATCCGACAACCTCCCCTCCATACCAAAAGTAGGCGAAAAAACCGCCACCAAATGGATCGTCCAACACGGAAACCTCACCAACCTCCTCAACAACGCCGACACCATCAAAGGCGTCGTCGGCACCAACCTCAGGGAACGCATCGATCAAGTAAAACTCAACCGACAACTCACCGAAATGGTCAAAAACCTTGACCTCACCCACACGCCCCCAGAACTCAAACTCCAACCCGTCAACATCGAAACCCTCACTGAAGACTTCAACAACCTCGAATTCGGCACCACCCTCCGCACCAAAATCCTCAAAGCCCGCGGCGCCACCGTGGCCACCACCACAACACCACCACAAACCCCCACCACCATCGACACCATAGGCGTCGCAAAGTGGCTCAAACAACACCCAACCGAAGCCATGGCCGTCCACATCACCGGCCGCGGCACCCCCACAACAGGCGACGCCGAATCCTTCGCCATCATCGACCAAAACCACCACGCCATCGCCGGCAACTTCGCCGACCTCAACCCCAAAGACGACAAAGCACTTGCCGACTACCTCCAATCCACCCAACCCAAATTCCTCCACGACGCCAAAACCACCTACCACATGCTCGCCGGCCGCGGCATCACCCTTGGCGGCATCGCCCACGACACCGCCCTCGCCGCCTACCTCCTCAACCCCGGCCAACGCACCTACGACCTCAAAACCACCTACCAACGCCACCTCCACCGAACCCTCGAAATCACCGAAACCGGCCAACTCTCACTCCTCGACATCACCAACACCAACACCCTCATCACCGCAGCCGCCGCCATCCTAGAACTCGCAGCCACCCTCCCCACCAAACTCGCCACCATCAACGAACTCGAACTCTACCTCGACCTCGAACTCCCCCTCACCACCATCCTCGCCGAAATGGAAGCCACCGGCATCGCCGTCGACATCCCCACACTCGAAGAACAACTCGACACCTTCACCAACCTCGTCACCCAAGAAGAAACCGCAGCCCGCACCATCGCCGGCGACCCCAACCTCCTCCTCACCTCACCCAAACAACTCCAAGTCGTCCTCTTCGAAACCCTCGGCCTCCCCAAAACCAAAAAAATCAAAACCGGATACTCCACCGCCGCCAAAGAAATCGAAACCCTCGCCGCCAACCACCCCCACGAATTCCTCAACCACCTCCTCGCACACCGCGAATACCAAAAAATGAAAACCACCCTCGAAGGACTCATCAAAGCCGTAGGCGACGACGGCCGCATCCACACCACCTTCCAACAAACCATGACCTCCACCGGCCGACTCTCCTCCACCGACCCCAACCTCCAAAACATCCCCATCCGCACCCCAGCCGGCAAAAAAATTCGCTCCGCCTTCACCGTCGGCACCAACTACGAAACCCTCCTCACCGCCGACTACTCCCAAATCGAAATGCGCGTCATGGCCCACCTCTCCAACGACCCCGGCCTCATCACCGCCTACAACAACGGCGAAGACCTCCACAACTACGTCGGCGCAAAAGTCTTCGACGTCCCACCCAGCGGCGTCACCCCCGAACTCCGCCGCAAAGTCAAAGCCCTCTCCTACGGACTCGTCTACGGCCTCTCCGCCTTCGGACTCTCCCAACAACTCAACATCCCAGCCGGAGAAGCCAAACAAATCATGGAAAACTACTTCCACCGATTCGGCGGCGTCAAACACTACCTCGACACCGTAGTCACCCAAGCCCGCAAAGACGGCTACACCGCCACCCTCTTCGACCGCCGCCGCTACCTCCCCGAACTCACCTCCACCAACCGCGCCACCCGCGAAAACGCCGAACGAGCCGCCCTCAACGCCCCCATCCAAGGCACCGCCGCCGACATCATCAAAATCGCCATGCTCCGCATCCACCACGAACTCAAAAAAACCAACGCCAAATCCCGCGTCCTCCTCCAAGTCCACGACGAACTTGTCGTCGAAATCGCCCCCGGCGAACTCACCACAGTCAAAAAACTCATCGAACACGAAATGGACAACGCAATCACCCTCAAAGTCCCCCTCGAAGTCTCCACCGGCCACGGCCCCAACTGGGACGCCGCAGCCCACTAACCCACCAAACCCACCAAAAAGAAAACCACCAATCTATTTGCTCTAGCTGGGCAAACCCGGTAAAGTAGCAAAAGCATGTCGTTACTACGATGGAACCCCACTGCGGTAGGAGAGTGTGGACCCCATCAAAGTGAGATTAAAACAACGAATCACCATTGCTTTTAAAAGACATGAACCACTGTCCATCAACAATTCCTACACACAATTTGGAGCACCTAACATATGCCCACCAATAAAGCCCCCCAGGTTGCCATTAACGACATTGGCAGCCCTGAGGAATTCCTCGCAGCCATCGACGCCACCATCAAATACTTCAACGACGGCGACATCGTTGAAGGCACCGTGGTGAAAGTCGATCACGACGAGGTCCTGCTCGACATCGGATACAAGACCGAAGGCGTCATCCCCGTACGCGAGCTCTCCATCAAACACGACGTCGACCCAGACGAAGTCGTCGAAGTGGGCGATCAGATCGACGCCCTCGTCCTCACCAAAGAAGACAAAGAAGGCCGACTGATCCTCTCCAAGAAGCGCGCACAATACGAACGCGCATGGGGCGCTATCGAAGAGCTGAAAGAAAAAGACGAAGCCGTCACTGGCACCGTCATCGAAGTCGTCAAAGGCGGCCTCATCCTCGACATCGGACTGCGCGGCTTCCTGCCCGCATCCCTCGTCGAAATGCGCCGCGTCCGCGACCTTGACCCCTACATCGGCCAGCAAATCGAAGCCAAAATCATCGAACTCGACAAACAACGCAACAACGTTGTTCTGTCGCGCCGGGCTTGGCTGGAGCAAACCCAGTCCGAGGTGCGTTCCGAATTCCTGCACCAGCTGCAAAAGGGCCAGGTGCGCAAGGGCGTGGTGTCCTCCATCGTCAACTTTGGTGCCTTCGTGGACCTGGGCGGGGTCGACGGCCTGGTTCACGTTTCCGAGCTGTCGTGGAAGCACATCGATCACCCGTCCGAGGTTGTTACTGTCGGCGACGAAGTAACCGTCGAGGTGCTGGATGTGGATCTGGACCGCGAGCGGGTATCCTTGTCGCTCAAGGCAACCCAGGAAGATCCGTGGCGCGTTTTCGCCCGCACCCACGCTGTTGGCCAGATTGTGCCCGGCAAGGTCACCAAGCTGGTGCCGTTCGGCGCATTCGTGCGGGTTGAAGAAGGCATCGAGGGCCTGGTCCACATCTCCGAATTGGCTCAGCGCCACGTTGAGGTGCCGGATCAGGTTGTCAACGCCAACGAAGACGCCATGGTGAAGGTCATCGACATCGACCTGGAGCGTCGCCGGATCTCCCTGTCGCTGAAGCAGGCCGATGAGGACTACACCGAAGAGTTCGACCCGTCGAAGTACGGCATGGCCGACTCCTACGACGAGCAGGGCAACTACATCTTCCCCGAAGGTTTCGACCCCGAGACCAACGAGTGGCTTGAAGGCTTCGACGAGCAACGTCAGGCTTGGGAAGCCCGCTACGCTGAGTCGGAGCGCCGCTTCCAGCTGCACACCGCCCAGATTGAGCGGAACCGAATTGCCGCTGCTGAGGCAGCTGCCGCCGGCGAATCCGCCACCGGTGGTGGTAACTACTCCTCCGAGACTGCTGGTGAGGCCGCCGCCGAGGTGACCTCCGGTAACTCCCTGGCTTCTGAAGAACAACTGAAGGCCCTGCGGGAGAAGCTCACCGGTAAGGCTGACTCGAACGAGAACAGCTAACCCAGCCACTACTAGGGCAGTGGGCGCACGCGCATGCAGTGCTACGCTGCCTTGGGTAGATAAGAGCATGATAAATTACCACCCTCACCCATAACGGATAACCCCAAGTTAACCGGTAGGGTGGGGGTGTTTTTGCTGTTGAAATCTGGTTTAATGTATACAATGTGCGGTATGAGAAAAACCATTATTTCCGGTCTGGTTGCCACCGCTGTTGCCCTTGGAGTCATCGTTGTCGGTGGTCTGTTCACCCCCGCTATTATCTCCGCAACCCCCGCCGCAGCCTGACGTTTTTCGCTATTTCGACGCCGCATTTCTAAGCGTCGACAAGCCAGTTATGCGTGTTCCTCACACCGTATCACATGCACGCTACCCGCTTTCTCATGTCTGGGTACGCGCCCATAACCCCCACCCTTAGGGGGTAAAACTTATCGCTGTCATTCGATACTAAGTGCCAGATGGGGGTGTGGCGTGGGAAGCAAGAAAACCCGAAGGTAGCACTTGAGGTTCCCCAACAGCCTGCCGGCGTCACCCATGGGATCAGATTTTCGAATCATTACCCCCGGTTCGGTTTCGGAGATGGTGCCAGTGTCCTGTCCCGGGTAGGGTCGCACGTAGCATTACCAACAATGTGGGACGGACCATGAGATTAATAGGACACAACTGGGATAAATTCGTGGCGCTGAGCGCCATTGTCTTTGTTGCAGTCATGTGTGCCGCCATTCTCACTATCTATAACGACCCCTACGAGCAGGCCATTAACCCCGTGTACCAAAAGCAAGAAACCGCAGGCCCAATGGTCGACCAAGCGGTAGGGGAGGCGGTCGAAAAATACCTGAAAGTCCTCAATGCGGAATGGCTTGATAAGGATTGCACACTATCGCATTGTGCCACATCAAGCAAAGCAATCCCCGGCGTGCCAGATGCGCGGTCAGCCTTTACCAAACAAGAACGAGCAAACCTGGTAGGCAGAGACAGCGAACGGGCATGTTTCGCCCCAATCATTGGGTTTGCGATTTATAGCGTAGCGGCACACAACAATAATCCCGGTGGCCACGCTGCCTGGGCGGGAATCTCGGGAGTAGGGATTGGGACGTCAAAGACAGCTGATTCCACAGTGTCCACCATTGTGTACGGCACCATTATTGAGCGAAACTCGGTGGGGGAGGCAGTGCGAAGCGTCCGCATCCCGCAGCGCATAACCCTCATCAAGGCGGCCACCAGCGGCGATCACGGCCCCTATGTGGTGATGGAGGATGAGCGGTTGCGCGCCTCGGAAGAAAACCTTCCCACCTCGTCGTTCGACCCGTTGGTTTTCCGTAAATTCGCGGAATATCCAAATGACACCACCCGAACCGATGCCTGCGTGGGATAGTAAAGATCCGCAAGGCACAAGTGGGTGGCGTGCGATTTTTTAGTTCTCAAGGAATAGGGACAGGTTACAATTTGGGGGCTACAAGAATAGTAGGAATAGGAGCAGCTGGGCGCAGAGAATTTTCGCCACCATGGACATGGGGTACACCGTGGTGTAACCATTGGCAGGCAGCTCGTTTTTGGTGTGATCCGACACGTACGTCAGGACCGCCGGGTGGGTTTGCATACCAGAGATCATGCCGGCAACCTGGCCGAAGGGGATCTTGAGCACCTTATAGCCAATGATGAGCGTCATCAGGCTGAAGAGAACAGTGACGATAGCGCCAATGCCAATGACCGTGAGCGAGGTCGGGTCCTGCAACGCCTTGGCAAAGCCGGCACCAGCGGTCGTGCCAATGCCCGCTAGGAATATGGTGATACCTAGCTGGCGTAGGGCCAGGTTCGCGCCGAAGGGGATTTGCCACACAAAGGGGCCGGTGCGCCCCACGGCCCCGAGAATAAGTGCGGCAAGCAGGGGACCGCCAGCGCTGCCGAGCTTCAGGCCGGCACCACCCGGGAGGGGGATTTCAATAAGCCCGACAAGCAAACCCAAGGTCATGCCGATCAGCAAGGGAAGCAGGTTGAAATCGGAGATACCTTTGTAGGAGTCGCCGAACATCTTTGTGGCAATGTCAATGTGCTCATGGTCGGCAACAACCCGCACGCGGTCGCCGAGTTGCAGCACGGTGTTGGGGCGGGCAACGAAGTCCATGTCGCCGCGGCGTACCCGGGTGATGAGCACACCCTGCAGGCGGGGTTGGAGCTGCCGGATAGACTTACCGGCAATAGAGGAGGAAGAGACAAAAATACGGCGGAAGTCGAGGTTTTCGTCGTGGACGGGATGGTCGCCGGGGAGAGTTTCCCCAATGAGCTCGGCGGCCTTGTCCACTTCTTCGGCGGTGCCAACAACGGAAATGATATCGCCGGGTTCCACGGTGTCGTGCGGCTCGGGCAGGAAGAGCCGCCCGTTGTGTTCGATGCGGGACACGATGATTTCCAGGTTGAACCGGAACGGCATACTGGTAACGGAAGGCAGGTTCTCTTTGGTCACCTTGATGCGGTGGGTTTCGAGTTTTTGTAGAGCAACGCCGGCGTCTTCGGCCTCTTTATCGTGGTCGATTTTGAAGATTTTCGACAAGACGGCCACGGAAAGAATCACCCCGAGCACACCGATCGGGTAGGTGAGGGAGTAGGCGACCACGGGCATCTCTAAGGTTGCTTTGTCCGCGCCGGAGAGGAAGGAGGGGAGGGCGTCGACCACTGCGGCCATGGCGGGGGTGTTTGTCATGGCACCGGTGAAAAGGCCCACGCCCTGTGGTTGGGTGATTCCCCACAGCTTAATGAGGCCAAAGGACACAAAGGTGATGACCAGGATCATAATGAGGGCAAAAGCATTCAGCCGCAGGCCGGTGGTTTTAATGGATTGGAAAAATCCGGGGGCGGCTTCTAGCCCAATGGTGTACACGAAGAGGCTGAGCCCCAGGATATACAGCAGGGGCGGTAGGGTGATTTGCGGTTCAACGGTGGCGAAGGCTAGACCAACGAAGAGCACGGCGGCAACACCCAGGCGGAAATTACCGATTTTTATTCGACCAATAACCAAGCCTATGGCCATGATCGTCACGAGCGCGAGAATTTGGTTGTCAACAAGGAGGTGTAGAAGGTCCACAGTACCAATAGTTCCACGCTTAAAATTAAGTTTCAACTGCTTATCGTGCCTAACGGTTCGGTGCGGCGCGTGATTGTTAATGAAAATGGGTGTGGGATTGTGCGGTAATCTCCCAGCGTGTGGGGCTGATTGCGACTTCCCCCATACGAGGTAGGGGGAGTGGGGAATCCCATAGTTGCGGTGGGCTGTGATGTGACCAAATCGTCAGTTTTTTGCTTTTCGACGCTTGGTCATGTGCAATCAATTTCTCACGTATTGGGGTATATGGGGGTAATACTCCATGTAGTTAGTTCGGCCGGCGGGGGAGCCGCTCATAAAAATCTAAGCAGGAGCTTGGCTATCACAACTATAGTTAGGATGTGTGACAGATTACGGAAAAATACTTTGATGTGGGGTGGTTCATGTCCTAATGTTGTGTATATTGTTCCGGTTATGTTTCCGATTATGTCCAAACCACCACAATGTGTGGTTTTTCCAGTGAAAGGTACTTCATGGCTACAAATGTCAAAGAAGTCTCCGAGTTTATCCTTGATAAGGTCGGCGGCGCGGAAAACATTACATCCTTAACCCACTGTGCAACGCGCCTGCGGTTCCAATTGGCGGACCAGTCAAAGGCCGACCAGGATGCGCTTGACAATAATCCTTCCGTGTTGGGGGTGGTCCCGCAGGGTACCACCGGGTTGCAGGTTGTGATGGGCGGTGACGTCGCCGAATACTACAAGGGCATTAAAGACCTGCCTGGTATGGGTGACGATGACACCAAGGCCGCTGCCGCTAGCAACAAGAAAGAGTACGGCGGGGTGCGCGGCAAGTACGCCTTTGTCGACTATGCTTTCGAATTTTTGTCCGACACGTTCCGCCCCATCCTGTGGGCGTTGCTCGGCGCCTCGCTGGTGATTACCCTCCTGGTGCTGTTTGATACCTTCGGAGTTCAATCGTTCCGGGATAAGATTGAAACCCAGCCGCCGGTATTCCAGTTGCTGCATGCCACCTACCAGTCGGTGTTCTATTTCCTGCCGATCATGGTGGGTGCCTGCGCAGCTAGGAAACTTGGTGCGAACGAGTGGGTGGGTGCGGCCATTCCTGCGGCCTTCCTTACCCCCGAGTTTCTTGCCATGGGTAACCAGGGGGATACCGTGAACGTGGTGGGGTTGCCGCTGGTGATCAACACTTATTCCGGGCAGGTGTTCCCCCCGCTCATCGCAGCCATTGGGTTGTTCTGGGTGGAAAAGGGCCTGAAGAAGATCATTCCGTCGTCCGTGCACATGGTGTTCGTCCCGTTCCTCTCCCTGCTTAGCATGGTCCCGCTTACTGCGTTCCTGCTTGGCCCGTTCGGTATCGGCGTGGGTAACGGTATCGCCGCAGCGTTTGCCGCGGTCAATGGTTTCAACGCCTTCATCCTGGCCATCATCATCCCGCTGATCTACCCGTTCCTGGTGCCGTTGGGCCTGCACTGGCCGCTCAACGCCATCATGATTCAAAACATCGCCACCTACGAGCAAGACGTCATCCAAGGCCCCATGGGCTCCTGGAACTTCGCCTGCTTCGGCGTGATCACCGGTGTGCTGATTCTCTCCATCAAAGAACGCAACAAGAGCATGCAGCAGGTTGCACTGGGTGGCACCATGGCCGGCCTGCTGGGTGGTATTTCCGAACCGTCCCTGTACGGTGTGCTGTTGCGGTTCAAGAAGTCCTATGCCCGCCTGCTGCCAGGCTGTCTCGCCGGTGGTTTCGTGGCCGGGTTCTTCAGCATCAAGGCTCACGCATTCGTGTTCACCTCCCTGCTGACCATCCCCGCCATGGACCCCATGCTTGGCTATGCCCTGAGTATCGCCGTGGCCTTCGGTACCTCGCTTACCCTGGTGCTCATGTTTGACTACCGCACTCCGGAGGAAAAGGCTGAGGCCTTGGCGAAGATTGCTGCGGAAAACGGTGAGACGCCGCCCGCCGTGGCCCCCGCGGCTGATGACGCGCCCGCAGTCGCAGCATCGGACGCACCCGCCGACGGCGGTGGGGTAGCAACCCTGACTAAGCCGGTGAAAACCGCCCTCCAGTCGGGTGCGGTCACCGAAATCACCAGCCCGCTAGAGGGCGAGGCAGTGGCACTCAAGGACGTGCCCGACCCCATTTTCGCCGGCGCTAAGCTGGGCAAGGGCGTTGCCATCAAGCCCAGCGGGGACACGGTTTTCGCCCCCGCCGACGCCACCGTGCTCGCGGTGCAAAAGTCCGGGCACGCCGTGGGGTTGCGCCTCGACAGTGGGGTAGAGCTGCTGGTTCACGTTGGTATCGACACTGTTCAGCTCGGTGGTGAAGGCTTCACCGTGCATGTCGAGGCCAAGCAGCACGTGACTGCCGGCACCCCGCTTATCACGTTCGATACGAAGTTCATCGAATCCAAGGGCTATAACATGATTACCCCGGTGCTGGTCAGCAACACCAAGAAGTTCGCCGAGGTGGAGGGTTTCCCCACCGACCATGCGGACACCGATACCGTGGTGGTGAAGACCACCGCTAAGACAGCCGAATAGTAAGCTGTCGCCTACTAGGCGCCACTACCAGTTTTGGTGGGGGTGCCTATAGTGTTTTTATGAAAAAAATTGGTCTCACCGGTGGCATCGGCTCCGGTAAATCCACGGTTGCCCGCATGCTGAGCGACCATAACATTCCCATCATTGACGCCGACCTCATCGCCCGCAGCATTGTTGAACCCGGCACCCCCGCACTCGCTGAGCTTGTCGACGCCTTCGGCAGCGATATCCTCCACCCCGATGGGAGTTTGCGTCGTGCCGAACTGGCCCGGCGTGCCTTCGCTACCCCCGAGGCCACCAGCCTGCTCAACGCCATTACCCACCCCCGCATTCAGGTGGAAACCAGCCGCCAATTCGCCCAGGCCGAGGCCGCCGGGCAGCCCCGTGTTGTCTACGACATGCCCCTCCTCATTGACAATGGGTTGCACACCGGCATGGATCTCGTGATTGTCGTCCACGCGGATGAAGACACCCGCATTCGCCGCCTCATGCGCCACCGGGGCCTGGACGAGGCGGACATTAGGCGTCGTATAGCAAGCCAAATCGATGAAGCTGCCCGGTTGAAAGCAGCCGACATCATCCTTGACAATAACGGTACGGAAGCCCACCTCCGCAACCAAGTGGCAAAACTTATAGGTAAAATATAGTGTGTGATTAATTCATTATTCTTTCTTCCGTTCATTATTGTGCCGTTGTGTATCATCACCACCGCCGTTCTCATCACCTACAACAACATTCGCCAAGTAAAAGAACAATCCGACAGTCGGAAACAAGCCGAGCATGAACGGCAGCTTGAAACCCTCGACGCCCAAGCCGAAGCCCGCCGCTGGTTGGAACGCTTGGGGTCCGAAGTGCTCACCACCGACGGCATAGACCCCAACTCGAAAAACCTGATAGCCACCGCCACCGAACGCTACACCACCGCCCAAACCACCCTGGATGCCGCCCAAACCCGCAGGCAGGCGGAGATCGCCCGCGATATCGCGGTTGAAGGACTCCACCTCATGCGTGACGCCCGCATCATGATGGGGCAACCCGCCGGACCGAACATCCCCCCACTATGATGAAACACTATGTCTTCCGTTAACTCCCACCACCAACCCGACGACATAGCCCGCACCCCCGGCCGGTTCGAAGTCATCAGCGACTACCAGCCCGCCGGCGACCAGCCCGCCGCCATTGCCGAACTCACCCAACGCATCAACCGGGGCGAACGCGACATCATTCTCCTCGGGGCCACCGGCACCGGCAAATCCGCCACCGCAGCCTGGCTCATCGAACAAGTCCAACGCCCCACCCTCATCATGGCGCCCAATAAAACCCTGGCCGCCCAACTCGCCAACGAACTCCGCCAACTCCTCCCCAACAACGCGGTCGAATACTTCGTCAGCTACTACGACTACTACCAGCCCGAAGCCTACATCGCCCAAACCGACACCTACATAGAAAAAGACTCCGCCATCAACGACGATGTGGAACGGCTCCGCCACCGCGCCACCTCCA